TCATTTCAATGCGACGATTAGTGACGACATCAAAGAAAAATGGAAAAATAAATATGCCGATGAAATTCACAAAAGAAAAATGGTAGACTATGAAAAGAAAACCAAAAAAATAAAAAAAATATAAACCAAAAAAATATAAAAAAAATATATATAAATATATATGAATCTCTTATTAAACTTGCTTATAATTGCATTGAATTATAATGAAAAAAAATGCAATAATGCCGACATGGCAATTGATTTGAATAAAATAAAAAAAATACCGGATTATATCAATATAATCAAAAATAAATCTGGATATGATTTCCGTAACAACGCTATTGATGAAATAAATTTAGATGTATTAAAATCTATAAAAAAACATGAAATTTTGATGACATTGCAGTCACCCGATATTTCTATATTTGAAAAAATGAATATAATTGAGGAAATAGATGTATCAGACAGCTATTTGTATAATATTTCGAAAGGTGGTTTGTTCGACGATTGGAACCAACCAATTTTTGATATTTGAGAATATTTTGGATATTTTTATTATATAATAGTATAATAAAAATAAATTTGTATTATATATGTCCGATTTATACAATTATAATTTCTTCAAAATATTGACAGAAAGGTCCCCTGATATTATTGATTCAAAAACGTTATTGACATATGGGATGATAGGTATAACATCAGTTGTTTTGGCAGTCGCTACATTATATGATGATATTGAAGAAACTGAATCAGCACCAGAACAATCCATATTCAGCAGCCAACAAGAGGAATCATCTACCTTGCCATTTTTTGGTGAAAATTCATCGACCGGTGGTAAAAAGAAAAATAAAAACCGAAAAACAAAGAGGAAAAACTAAATATATTTAGACGCATCATAATGAACCTCATTGCATTTTGTATGATATGTATACTGACCATAGTCACTCGAATCTGTCGGTTTTTCTTCCACAGCTAACATCGGGTACACTGCTGCCCTTCGCCCATTTTTCGTAATCGTCCAATCAACTGCATAAGGCGCCATATCAGGATTCAATAAGGATTGTTTAGCATATTCTATTGTATATGTATTCAGAAATCGTCCGGCGGTTTTTCTATCCAACATGTACATTTGAGACCCCCATAAACGCTCAATATAACTGAAATATATGAGATTTTCATCAATTATATCCAATTTTTGATGATAAAATTCCGGCTCATGATAAAATGTCAACTCAACCGGTTTGAATGGAAATAAATACCCCAACATAAGTATTTCCAAATTTCGACGTTCATATTTAGCAATTGTTTCTGGTATAATATCTGTAATACCTCGGCGAATATGAACATCGTCTTCACAGAATACTCCATATTTTGCATCGGAGTTCAAAAATCTGGCGAACATGTCTAAATGACCTAACATACAAGACCATGGACGTTTATATTTATCTTCCACATCAGATAAACGATAATCATTGAATTCGACCACTGGACAATACATGGCTTCTATATTTTCATGTTCAAACCGATATTTCATTTTTTTATGTTTTTCAGAATCAATTGTCGTTAAAACGTAATAATTCGCTTTTTTCATATTTTCCATCGTTTCGTATTGTATATTGTAAAAACCCTTTAAGTTTTTTACAATTTTGAAGTTTTTCATATTATTCAGTGTAATAAATCTTTTGCTTTATTGAAACATTCTTGAAAGAATGTATTTATTTCATCAACATTAGCACCTACTACTACATGATCTGGAACATAGGATACATTTCCTTTTTCATAACATAATAAAGTAGGAATGGATTTAACCATTTTCTTACTTTTTAGAAAAGCATAAAGTTCAAATGAATCATCAACATCTACTATGATTGGTTGCACATTCATAGGCATTTGATTGAACCCTGCATATACTTGTTGTTCAATCTTTTTACAAGGACCGCACCATTCTGCTCCAAATTTTAATATAATTAGACCTTGGTTTGTTTTCAGTAAATCTAAAAAAGCTTGTAAACTTATAGTATCTTCAATAATCGGCTGTGGCATTGTATAGTATAAATACCTGAATTATTTTTATTTAGTTTTTCCTAAATTTATATTTATAGTTTCATGAATATAAATTATTGAGAACAATATGTAATTTAGATGTTTTTGTTTATAGATTTAGGTAATCCATGGCCAAACAAAATCATATAAATCAAAATGACTGCTGCGATTAAAATACTTCTGTTTTGAGCTACAAGTACATTTTGTCCTAAAACAAATACCATTAGGATGTATAAAATAACACCAATAAGAACTGAATGTAATAACATAATGAGACCGTTTTCCATTTAGGATATATATATTGAATATATATTTTCCTAAATTTGTATTTCATTTCAAAAATATGAAAATATAAAACTAATTTAGCCGAAAAAAATTAAAATACTTTTCCTAAACTACTATAAAGATGCAATCAAATCATAATTTGAATATTCACATGTATTCATTGGAGGAAGTTCTTGGATTATTTGATTTGAAATATCAACTTACAATTGATGATTTGAAACGCGCTAAAAAGAAGGTTCTCATGTTACATCCAGATAAATCCAAATTATCGGCTGAATATTTTCTTTTTTACAAAAAAGCTTTTGATATCATTGTCCAATTTTACGAAAATCAGAATAAACAAAATAAGGCAGTTGAGAACATTGATTATAAACCCCTAAATGGAGAACTTAATAAAACAAACACGAAAAATGTTACTTCCGCCATTAAAGAAATGAATCCCGAAAAATTTCAAAGTAAGTTCAATCAATTATTTGAAGAAAATATGGCTAAAAAACCCAATTCGTCTAAAAATGAATGGTTTGCAAAAGATGAACCTATATACAATATTGACCAAAACGTAAATGCAAGTAATATGAGAGATGTTTTAGAGAACATGAAGCAAAACAACGGCGCAATTATCAATTATCGTGGAGTTGAGAATTTATATTCTTCTGGTTCCGGAACCAATGTATATGATGATGATGATATACCCGACAATTCATATGTAACAAGTGACCCATTTAGTAAATTAAAATATGATGATTTACGAAAAGTGCATAAAGACCAAACTGTGTTTGCAGTTAGCGAACGCGATTTTGAAAAAGTTCAGACATATTCATCGGTCGACCATTTTGTTAGAGAACGTAGCCGTCAATCATTGGACCCTATGGAAAAACAGAAAGCAGAACAAGTGTTGGCTACAAAAGAACGTCAAATGCAAGAAGAAATGATGAAACGACAATATCAATCAAATTTGAGAACAATGCAATATGAAGAAAAAAATAAGGCAGTATTATCATCGTTTATGATGCTTGAAAACAAAAAATGAGTTTATCACTGGGTACACCTTTTCTCATTTAAACCGCTGTATATATTTTTTTTGTAAAATAATCACAGCATTCTTTCCTCTTATCCATTCACTTTCCCATATATATTTATATATAAATCCTTCTTTTTCACAAAATATCTGTTTATTTAGTGTATTATTATATAATTGTTCATATGATGTTTTTGTACACGGATTTATATCTTTTGGATTATAAATCTTCATATTTCCGTGCCAAAAATCTCCGTGATATTCATAAATGCAATTTTTATTTTCACTATAACCATCTGCTGAATAATTTGAATTCGGTATTTTAAATTCACCATTTTCATTATTAAGTGCGTGAATAATATCAGGGGTAGATAGTTTAATATATTCCAACCATTCTATTTGACCAATTGAATAATTATGTTTAAATTTAGATTTTATCCATTTATAGTTAGGAAATACCGATTTTATAAATAAAGACGGCGAACTATTATAATATTCACTTAATAACCCACTTCCATAATTATTATATATTTGATTGCGAATTATTTTATACCAATCTTCCATATTGTTGTATCCAAGTGTTTCTCCTAACCACATAGCATATTTTTTATGATTGTCTATATCTTTCCAAAAATGTTGACCACTACGAGTAAATTTCCATTCTAACCATTTATAATTAGGAAATACCGATTTTATAAATAAAGACGGCGAACTATTATAATATTTAGTTAATAACCCTCCTCCATAATTATTACTTATTAAATCGCAAGTTATTTTATACCAATCTTCCATATTTTTGTATCCAAGTATTTCTTCTAACCAGATAGCATATTTTTTATGATTTTCTATATCTTTCCAAAAATGTTGACTTGTTTGAGTAAATTTCCATTCTAACCAATTATGTTCAGGAAATACTGATTTTATAAATAAAGTAGGGGACCCATTATAATGATTATTATTTAAAAGCGTGCTACCATAATTATTACGTATTACGTCGCTAGTAATTTTATACCAATCTTCCATATTTTTGTATCCAAGTGTTTTTCCTAACCAGATAGCATATTTTTTATGATTTTCTACATGTTCCCAAAAATCAGTTGTTACAGAAAATTTCCATTCTAACCAATTGTATTCAGGAAATACCGATTTTATAAATAAAGATGGAGACCCATTGTATTTTTTCAATATATAACCTCCTCCAAAATTATCAATAATTAATTTACGCAATATTCCATACCAATCTTCCATATTTTTGTATCCAAGTGTTTCTCCTAACCAGATAGCGTATTGTTTTTCAGTTTCAAAATTCCAAAAATTATAAGGAGAAACACTAAATTTCCATCCTAACCAATTATATTCAGGAAATACCGAATTTATAAATGAAGATGGAGACCCTTTATAATATCTTCCTACTAAACCTCCTCCAAAATTATTATATATTTGTTCAATAGTTATTTTATACCAATCTTCCATATTTTTGTATCCGAGTGTTTCTTCTAACCAGATAGCATATTTTTTATGATTTTCTACATCTTTCCAAAAATGTTGACTGGTTTGTGTAAATTTCCATTCTAACCAATTATATTCAGGAAATACAGATTTCAAAAATAAAGATGGAGAGCCTTTATACCATTTTATTAATCCACTTCCATACGTTTTATTTATTACGTCGCTAGTAATTTTATACCAATCTTCCATATTTTTGTATCCAAGTGTTTCTCCTAGCCAGATAGCATATTTTTTATGATTTTCTATTTTGTTCCATGTTCCTTGTTTTACTCTATCATTTTTTATAGAATTCATAAAATCATTCATTGTCGTTGAATATAAATATATGAAATGTTCATTGTAAAGTTTAATTTCAATTTTTTATAATATGCGTGTTTTAAATATCCAAAGGTGTAAATGAGAAAGAGTTTAAAAATCATACGGTAGACACGTCATCTCCTGAATAACCAATCTTTTTGAATATCAAGCATCAATCGGTCATAGTTGACAATCCGTTTTTCAATATCACTATAATCTTGATATTGTGTAACAGTAGGAGGTACTATCATATACCAAATACCAGTTTGTTGCAATCGTTTCCAATACATATCTAATGCATATTCGCGTTTATTATGCGGATTTCGCATTAACATTTGTGCACTCTCTTTGAAATTTTGAATAAGAGTGTCATAATAATGAGATTTCACAATATATCCAGTGGTTGTTTGATTATTGAATGCACGTATACAATAATCAGTTACTTTCATATATGGTGGGCAATTATTACCGCCAATAATGAGAACATCCCAACTTTGTAACTCCACGTTTTCTTCAAATTTTTTCAGGTTTTCGGAAAGTAGTTCGGGTTGTAAAAATGTAATATCGTCTTCGATAATGAATACATGTGGATATTGGCGTTCTTTTGCCAATTCTAGACAACGAATATGACTCAATGTACACCCGATAGCACCTTCTGCCATTTTGATTGCATTAATTCTTTCGGCTTCAATATTCATTTTTTTAAATTCTAGGGTTACATGTTCAAGTCGGTCAGGTCTTGACTCTAAATTAATATACAATGTGTGCCTTAATAATTCCATGGGTATACTAGATGGAATTATTTATATAATTTTATTATTTTATAAAAAATGTTCAGAAGTTAAAAATAGTGGTCTATCAAAGTGATTTTTGTCAAAATTAAATTTACTATTTTGTTCTTTTATATCTGTATTTAATTTAACAAGTTCATATTCATCATTTATATTTTTGAATAATTCATTATTATCTGAATCTTTAACTAAATCATTTCTTACAAAAATCGCATCCGACATACAAGTAGCTACAAGTGAATACCCCTTTTTATTTCCTAATTTTTTTAAAGCAGTTACACTTGCACCAGATTGTTCACTGCCCGGCCATATCCAATTTTCATCTACATGCATAACTTTATCTATTCCAGGTTCTATATGATAATTCATTTCAATTGAAACAACTCTCGGAATATACATACTATCTATACTATTCCATACATGAAAATCTTGACCATCTATATCAATTGATAAAAAATCAAATTCATTTGGAACATTATATTTTTTAAATAATTCATTTATATTTGATGCTTTTATAAATTCAATTTTAACTTCATGTTTTTTATCCAATATATCAATATTATATGGTCTTTCGGAACCATCCATTAATAAACCATCAAACCCCCTTCGCCTTAAATATGCAGTATTTCCTTTTCCACTGTCATTTCCACTGCTTCCAAATTCTACAAAAAATTTATTTGTAGTTCCGATTATATCAAATATTTTTTCCAAAACACCATCTTGCCCCCATTCTGATAATACTGTTGTTTGAAATAAATTTAAATCAGTCATATTTATATATTAAATACAAATGTATTCTTTAATATGATTTACATAGTAATATTTTTATATCGTTACTGTTATTCCAATTGATAAAATATATAAAGTTTATTTTATATGATAACTATAAACACTCTTCATGAAGAATACGCATAAGCGAAGTGTTAGCGTAAACGATATCAGTATTTACAAATCACAAGAATTAAATGAAATACTTAATTCTATCCAAAATGATTTAGTAATATATTTGGATTTTATAAGAAACTACAAAGAATTAACACCAGAAATGCTATCAAATGTCAAAAATATGGATGAAGAAAATAAAAATAAAATTATCTATGAATACAATAGAGTAATTGGCTTACTCGTAGATATATTTCCAATGGATGAATAAAGTGTATTATAATCCATTTATGAATAATATAAGATTGTATATTGCGGTTATAACTACATTTCGTGGTTGATTTTGTTGTATTGATGTTATAATGTTATACAACATATTGATTATATATGTTTTATTATATTTTACATTATCTGGCAGAGGAGTAGGTGCAGGAACAGGTGCAGGAGTAGGCACAGGTGCAGGTGCAGGAACAGGCGCAGGAGTAGGTACAGGAGTAGGAATTAATGCAGGTAATACATTTGTTTTGAATTGTCCAACATAATTACCTAGTGGAGAAGTATTCATTACGATATATGCACGCGATTTTGCATCCAGTGCAATACCTATGCCATAAGATGTACTTGATTTCCAAACTAAACAAGTAAAATGTCCAGTGCTTGGTGAAAACCCAGGATTATTAAAATCGTACATTTTCACTTCGTTATACCAAGCATCCACTGATTTTTTCAATAAAACCATAATATTAGTACCGTACCCACTGAAATAAGCCAAATTTTCACCATATAATCTATTTCCACTATGTTGAAATACGTTGGTTGCCAGTAAATTGTTCGACCATTCTTGTGACGCATTTGTAATAGTATCATCCCAAGCAAGTGGCGGAGCTTGGTGGATTTTTCTGTATTTGTTTATATAATTGGTAATTTCTGTTTTTTGCGAATCTGTCAAAGCCGACATTATACATTATGTACGTATAATTTTCCTAAATTATATGCACCATAATGCAGTGAATACAATTGTAATTTACGAAATACAATTTTAAATATGTAATACTGAAATTTTGTTCACAAATTTGCGAATTTAGTTAGTAAGGGTCTAAAAATCAATATAAAATATACCCTGTCCATAAGTTGCTATGAATATTTTATTAGGAACGCCAGTATCATTATATGACATTGTACTTGTTTGAAGAGCTGGATCAGTACTTGTACTATTCAAATTAATTTGTTTCGATATCCAATTTGAACCATAATCAGAAGATACAAATACATATACATTTGTTCCAAAGGTTCCTCCTTCATTAAAATATCCAGCGACAGACATATACTGTCCGGTTTTACTTATCGTACATGCTCCCCATGTATTGGTTGTAGAAGTATAGGTAGAAGTATTTGGTAATCCATTTACTAGCGTATTTGAAGCAGTAATAGTTGTCCAAATTGTGCCATAATTACTAGTTTTCCATAATTTATATCCACTACCAGATATTATCATATATTGTCCATCGCCACTTATTGCCATGTCGACCATATTACTATTAGTACTTCCATTTAAACCATTAGTTTGAGTCAGTTGAGACCAATTTGCTCCATAATTAGTTGAAAATTGCATACCTTGACTACCCGATTGATTCATTACATATTGTCCATTTGAACTTCCTTTTATAGGGCCACGCGCCATTTGGTTACCTACACGAGCAGAAAACGTGTTTTCAGTCGGCGCGTTATATATTCTATATATGTAACCACTATCATTAAAACTACCATTAGAATTAGACGAAGCTAATTTTACATTTCCATCATCAGAAACAAACGCGCCTTGCAATGTATATAGAGTACTTGATGTATAATTTGTACCATAATCATTACTTGAAAATGTTTGACTACTTTCAAGGGCATTTACAGTATAAAGTCTAAATCTACCATCGCGAGATATCGATGCTTGTCTGAAATTTGAACCTTCATTTGTTGGGGTACTAGTCATCCTACTCCAAGTTGAACCAGCATTAGTAGATAAATAGCTTACAGATTTTGGTAGACTCTGACGTGCGCTATCGTAATATGAAACAGCTATTAAATAATTACCAGTTCCATTTATAGACATCCAAGTAGAAGAAATACTCCTTGAATCTTGCCCATCCATTGACAATAATTGAACACTCCCACTAAATGGACCACCTGACACATTTTTTTTTTTATTTATCATACTATGAATAGTAGATATAGATGAAAAAGCCATATTATAAATAATATCCATAAATTTATATTTTAGTTCTAACAAAAATACAATACCATCCAAAATGTATATTTTTCCTAAATAATATACATATTGCAGCGATTACTATTCTATTTTTGCTAATTCGAAAATGTACTAATAGTCGGTAGTAGTTTATTTTTTATATCAATCAAATTTCTACGAATCGTTTGAATAGAACAATCCATGATATCAGCAACCACTCCATTTGTTCGTAACATTTCAAAATCAGTTGAATATTTATAATACATGATTCGCATTTGGAATGGAGGTAGTTCGCGTACTTTTTCCCAAATTTTTGTTTGAAACACCAAATCATCTTCATTATCTAACCATTTGTTTTTATGGGAATATATAGAATTGTGCACAGTATTTTCCAACAAATAATTGTCAAATCCCAGATATATCGGTTTCAATTGAATATTGTATAGTTTATTATTTTCTTCAACCGTCTTCTTCTTTTTCAGATATGTTTTTGGCAAAGCATTAATTGGTATTAAATTTGACATACCCTGTTGTAATTCATGTTTTATATAAAAATCAACATAGGTAATAAAAGTATCATTCCCATTGTATCTTTGTATGCCTTGATATAATCCGTACAATGCATATGATGCCATTTCGTCATTTTTTATATGACCACATTTGTGTTTATGGAAACGTTTGAAATGAATCGCCTTTGATGTAGCCCAGCTTTTATAACTAGTAAACAATACATGATTTATTTGTTCCCGCATTTCAGGAGTAGTGCCTGGATGTTGAATGATATGTTTAATTCGTTGTTGTGAAAACTTACTCAAATTTGCACATCTTGTTAGTGCTATAAAAAATAGAAAGGATAAAATATATAAGTACATTGCTATTATAAATACACTCGTATGTTTATATACGTTTCTATAAATATTTTACATGAAAGCATAAATGGCGCCCATGGAAGCGCATACATGAAACATTGCATGATGGAATATATGTTGTTCAGAACACCATTTGATTGTTGAATAATAATTACTACAATAAAGAAAATAAATGACATAAGTTAATAAAACTAAAAACAAAAATATCATATAATAAGGAATTTTTTTGAAAAACAATACATATATAATAAATACAATCAATGATATTTTTGCAAAAACACCATCTACTACATGAAATCCCGAATTTTTTTTGCCATTATACCAAAATAATAGTGACGCAAAAATATTGAATAATATAAAAGCTACTAATATGTATTCAAATATACTCATAAGTTCTTTGTGTAAAACAAACTTTTTTATAAATACATAAATCGGTACTAAAAAAAACAAGGACGATATCAATAAAATACGATTCTTTTTGATTATTTTGTTCAAATCGAATGTATCAAATAATGAATACATTATATTTTTCATTTTATAATATATATGTATTTTTATATATTATATTTTTGTATTTTACACATTCATTTTTTGAAAAACTTCGCTTCCAGTTAATGTAGTGTTATTAAATAAACAATCAACCAAATCATTCACAATTGGTTGATGATTCATCAAAATGTTTTTGGCCTCATTTAAAGCAAATGACACTAATTCCAATGTCTCACGGTCCATCATGTCCTTTGTTTTTTCTGAATATTTTGAACCCAATGCTAAACTTCTACCTAAAAAGGGGTTTCTATCATCTTCCACATTTTCATTATAAAATGCTTCCAGCTTATTTCCCATACCGTAATTGCCTATCATTCGTTTTGCTAAACTATTTGCTTGTTTTAAATCCTGAACTGCTCCTACGGATACATATTCATTACCATAATAAATGGTTTCGGCGGCTTTACCTCCCATGGTTACTATCAATCGTTTTGTTAATAAATCTTTTGTATATAAACCACTCTCGGTTATATTCAAATATTCATTGAATAATGTATAACCACCCGCGCCATTGTATGTACTTTGAATAGTAACTTTCTTCAAATCAAAATATTCTTTGAAATGGGCTGCTAAAAAAGCATGTCCGATTTCGTGGATTGCCACGCGTTTGAGTGAATCCGGTGAACGTTCATCGCGTGTTTTCACAATACCTACAACTAATTTTTCCAATGCATCGACTATATTAGCTTCTGTTATAATGACGGAACCGTTTCTCACTGCATAAATTGCAGCTTCGTTCAATAAATTTTTTAATTGTGCTCCTGAAAACCCAGCGGTTAATTCAGCAATATAATCTAAATTAATATTTTCGTCTAATTTTTTATTGGTCGCATGTACTTCTAAAATGGATTTACGAGATTCACGATCGGGATAGGGTACGGTTATAATGCGGTCAAAGCGCCCGGGGCGCAATAATGCGGCGTCCAATACATCTTTACGGTTGGTTGCTGCAATTACCATAATACCATCATTGTCGGCGAATCCATCCATTTCTGCTAAAAGTTGATTGAGTGTTTGTTCGCGTTCATCATTTGCCATATTGATACCCGCACCGCGCTGTCTGCCAACAGCATCGATTTCGTCTATGAAAATGATACAAGGGCGACTATTTCGAGCACTATCAAATAAAGTGCGAATCTTGGATGCACCCATACCAACAAAAATCTCAACAAATTCACTACCAGATGTTGCAACAAAATTCGCGTCGGCTTCACTTGCAATAGCCTTTGCAAGAAGGGTTTTTCCACTACCGGGTGGTCCTTCTAACAGAATACCGCGGGGTATCTTCGCCCCGGCCATCTCGTACAATGTAGAATTTTTCAAATAAGAAACTACTTCGGTACATTCACGCATAATTTCTTCACTTCCCGCGAAACTGGATAATGTGATATTGTTCTTTTGCACAGAAAGTTTATCCACATTGATTTGCGTTTTTTTACCCATGTTTGGACCAAATCCGCTTCCACCCATAGGTGATTGATTCATTGAAAAAACGCGAAAGATAGATACTAATATTAAGATGGGAAAAAGAGAATTTACCGCGAAATTGAATAAATTGGCAGCGCCGACAACAAATTCATTTTGTGGTGGGTCTTTCAAAAACACAGTGTTTACTTCATTTTTGTCTGCAAGTTCTACAATCGAATTCACAATTGCTGGATTGATAGTAGTAATTGAATAATCCAATATTGGTTTATCTGTGGTTTCAGTACTATGGGATACTACTGCATCTAATTTTGGCTGAAAATACAGTTCAGATATTTTGTGTGTTTTTATTTTTGAAACAAGACTTGTGTATTGGTCTTCGTACAAATATGGTTTAATTTTTTGAACAATGTCCGAATCTGTAATCGGATAACGTAACGGTCTTTGAACATCCAGTGAATGTGTAAAACCTAGGAAACTAAGAAATAGTATAAAAATATACATACTTTATACTATTTGTCCTGATGCTTCTAAATTGTTTTTTAATTTTTGTATTTTAGGAGACATCTTTTGACTGAACCCATCAAAGTATCCTGGTTTTCCTATTATAGTGGCATTCATGAGTGAAACTAGTTGATATATATATATTTTTACCAAAAAATTGAAATACTTTTTTACAAAATCGAGATTGATAATAAACCCCAAACAGTAAGTTGTAAGAAAATGTTGCGCAGAAGTCAAAGAATCGCTAAAAGTACTAATGAAAAGGACAGTGTTCTCAAAACATTACAAAGATTGACCAGTATTAATAGGTATTATTCTGAAAACGGAGGAAATATTTCAAATTGTATATATAATTTGAATCTGTTATATGATATTGTATATCGCGATTTCTATACAATTCACCATGAAATTCATTTGAGTAATACACATAAAGAAGATTCGTTCATTAAACTCATTAGTACAATTGCAGAACGAGGAAATGTTTTGATTTCTCAAATTTTAGAAAAACAACAAAGAGGCAAAATCATAAACGCAAAAACATTTATTAAAAACGTTTTGAGAACCAACGAAAAAATTCAAAAATACATTCAAAAATACATTCAAAAATACAACAAAGAGAAAAATAATGTGTTTTGTGTATTATCATCAAAAATCGGCGTAGATGTAATTCCGATGATTAATGCATATTTGTAAAGTTTCTAAAAACACTTGAATAAAAAAATATAAAAATACAAAAATATAAAAATACAAAAATAAAAAGGTTAAAAATAACCCTTTTTTAATTGTAAAACATGGTATATGTTCTATCCCATTTTATGAAAAAATTACCAAAATATATTATTGACTATATTATTCCATATACATACAAACCGCAAAATTACGATTGTCATCTTTGTATGTAATTTAGAAAACAAATATATTGACACGCAAATCAATATTGCTTGGGGATTATTATTATCAAATGAACGTGAAGATATAATTGAGGATTTTATTTCAAGGAATGGCAATCGATGAGAACTCGCGTTATATATTATATTCAATTTGATTTTGATTTGCACAAGTAATATTGTCTAATCTCTCTTTCATGATATTGATGGTTTCTGATAAATCAAATACCATTTTTTTCAATTCTTCGAAATCATTGTGTTCTGTATTCCATGATACAGATTTTTTACTTTTTTCATTTTTTTCATTTTTTTCATTTTTTTCATTTTTTTCATTTTTTTCATTTTTTTCATTTTTTTCTAAATTATTGTAATCATTGTAAACAATTAAATTTTCAACACTCTCTTTTGGAATTTCTTCACTGATATTGAGTTTTTTTGGCGGTTGAACAATTGGTACTTGTCCATACATTTTCATTTCAAGTTCTCGTTGTTCAATCTGTTGTCGTATAAGTTCGTCCATGTTTGTAATGGCTTCGTCGGATATTTTTTCATCTACAATACTGTTAGTGGGTGGTAATGGTTTTGCATTCATAGATTCGTATTCTTTTTGACGATTATTGAATTGGTCATTGTAATAAGATACACGTTCATTGCTTCCAGTGGTTGATGGTAATACTGTATTTTCATAACTTGTTTCAGAAGATGGAGTCGCCGTTTGTTTTGGTTGAACAAGTTCTTTTAATGAATTTATCATGAAAGATATTGTCGCACGATTGATACTTTGTAATTCATCTTTGGTTTTTATTATTTTTGCATTTGGATATTCTTCATAGAAATGTTGAATCACTGATTTGAACCATTGTGTTTGTCGAGAACCTAGATTGTTAAAAATGGGTGTTTTTTGAATCGTGTTCCATAATAATTTTTGATTTTCAGGATGAATATATGCCATTATTTTTTGAATAAATATATGTAGAAATGTCTAAATATATTTTTATTGAAGTATTTTTATTTTTTATATAATCAAATACATTTATATATGTTTTTAGTGTTTTTTTTATAATAATTGCCACCACTCATTTTTAATTCTTTTTTAAAAAAATCATACGCATTATTAAGTTGTTGAAATTTCACAGCTGCATCTGGTGAATTGTTTTTATCAGGATGGAATTTTAATGCTAGTTTTTTAAACGCTCTCTTAATAATATTTATTTTATCATCATCAGTCGCTTTGTTGTAATCATCTTTTGGTATGTTCATTGTTTTGAGTGCGTCTTCTAATTGATCTTTTTCTTTTTCTTCTTGTTGATAATCTGCTTTTAATGAATATATTTCAGCAGCTTCTTTTCTTAATCTTTCTTTTTCGGCATCTTCTTTTCTTTTCTTTTCCTGTTCAGCAGCTTCTTTTCTTAATCTTTCTTTTTCAGCAGCTTCTTTTTTTAACCATTCTTTTCTTAATCTTTCCTCTTCTTTTGAAATCTCCGAATAATTTATACGTCCAGATTCAAGTATTTGTATTTTTTCTTTAATTGTATTTATATTAGCATTTATTATATCATAATCTCCTTCACCTTTAACTCTAAATATTCCGGATTTTAATTTAGACTCTGATAATTTTTCTATTAACCTATCATATAAGCGATGTAATAATTTCAAATTATTCTCTTTTTTGTCATTTGCATCAATAAGTTCAAGATTTTTGTTTTTATAAATTTGTGATTGTTGCTTCAATGTCAATGTAATTGCTCGAATTTTTATTATATTTCCTTTAATACTGTTAATATTTTTTTCAATATTATCATTATTTATTGCTATTTTATCTGCGGTTTTCTTCTTTTGTGAAAGGTCTCCATCGTTAATTTTTTGATTCAGATTATTATTTTCTGTTTTCAAATTTTCTATTTCAGCCTCTAATTTGGTATTTGTTTCTGTCAAATTTGATAGGTTTTTATTTATTTCCGTAATTGTGTCATTTATTTTTTTCAATTCTTTTGGTTTTTCTTTAATATCTTTGTTTAAATTATATAAAATTTTATTGAGTATAAATTGATTTGTTGTTTCCGTTATTTTTTCTTTTAAATATATTTTGTATGTATTATCTATTTCTTTATCAAGTTTATCAATATTCGCCTTTTCGATATTTGATTTCAATTCATTTATAGCAGCGTCTTGTATAGTGTTAATAGTATTAACATTTGAAACCACTGTATTTTTAGCGGTTTCTTTTATACTATCTTCTGGTGCTGTTCCAGGCGCTACTCCCGAACCAGGTGGTCCTACCGGTGCTGCTCCTCTTCCCGATGCCGGTGGCGCCGCGGCACCTTTATCGCCATTTATAGTAAAATCTCCATTATCACCATAATCAATAATAACTGCTTTTCTTTTTGTATGATTTTCAGAAAGTGCCTTTTTATTAACATCATCCGGTTTTTTTATATATTTAAGCTCATTATTGAATATTTTTAATAATTCTTCAACACCAGTAATGCTTTCCGTCATATTGATTCCATTTTTATTGATGTTAATCGTTTCGAAAAATTTATTGGAATCATCTAATTTGTTTTCATAATAATCCGGTTTCAATAATTTTTTGTAAAAATCAATAAATATTGATACTTGTTTTCCACCGGGTTTGACTGTCAGAGATTCCTTTACTTTTTCAATTGCAGTATTTTTAATTGAATCATCTATTCCACCTTTTTTAGGAGAGACCGATTCCTTCACTTTATCAACCGCAACTTTTTTTATATTATCTTCGGCAGCATCACCTCCTTTGAATAATTTTATTTTCCGACTCTTTCGATTTTTTATACTATATTTTTTATATGTTGTCATACTAATATATTATGACAAAATAATGCCGGATTATTCACTGATTATTCAAAATTAAAATATACAAAACGATATTTTTCGACATAGGAATCGTGAATTTTTCCGCCTTTGAACATTTTTAATTTTTTGGCTAAAGATAATTTGGGCATACCATCTACTTTCGCAGTTAACATTGTAATAATGAAAAATAGTGAATACATACCACATTCTGTATTGCCCTCTTGATGTTCAACTGGGTAATTTTTATAAAATTTCATTTTTATTTTTCTTGGTTTTAGATTATTGGCTTGGCGAATAATTTCTTTTCTTAAATCATCTATTTCTTCTGGAATATCATTTCCTGCGCTATCATAATAAAATACATATTTATCTTTAAAATCGATAAACATGGAAACCCAATGAGAACCTGGTCCATTATGATCGTCTAAATTAAATGTAATACCAATTTTGGTTTTTCCTTGTTTTAATAAATTTTCAACCGAAATTGCACACAATTCTTGCCATACACATTTTCCGCCTTGTTCTGGAACCCGGGTTGCGAAGTCAATCGGGGTAGGTCCAATAAATTTGAAATTCTTGTATTTATGTTCATATTGTTTCATTACTTTGGAGATATCAATGTTGGACAACCATTCATTTTTATTGGTTTTCCATTCAGGTGGTTGGTCCGGCGCAAAAATATAATCATCAATTTGTTTGCGTAAATTTACATCGGTAATTTCGGATAACCAACAGTCTTCTTTTTCACATTTCACTAAACGTTCTCGTAATATATTCCATATTTCTTTTGGTAGGTTTGATACAATCTTTTCTTCTAAACTGTGACCCTTGTTATATGCATCTTTGATTTTGAATAATACATCTTTTGTAAAACATGTATTTTTATTGATAGTGTTACCTTTTACAGCAGGACTGCAATTCATTTTTTTCATTTTTTTCATTGTTTTACGATTATTCATGTATTTCGCCTTTCTAGTTTTTGAATTTAATAAATTGAATGGATTTCGAGGAAAAAAATTCATAAGGTTCTCAACGTTTACTTAAAATAAATGTATATTTTATTTTTTGTTTTGTTTTTGCTTGATAAACATATCGAGTGTATAAGACTGCATTCCAGCTACTGATGTATAAGACGGAACGTCTACTGATGTATAAGACGGAACGTCTACCGAATCATTATTTTTCTTCTTTATTTTTTTACCCCATAGAGAACTTGATGCATAGGATGTATCAATTAGTGTTTCATTTTCAGTAACACTTTCACAATCGCCAAACAATACATCATCGTCATCTTCCACTTCTTTTTCTTGGGATGTTTGATAATCTAATTCTTTCATTTCAAAATGATTCATGCAAGTTCTCACAAAATGGTCAAAATCTTCATTTATGGCAGTAGTAATTTGTTTTTCTGGATTTTCTAACAATTGTGAGAACATGGACATGATTTTACCTCTATATTTAGCAATTTTGTCTAAATGTTCTCGATGTTGTTTGTATTTTTCAGGATTTGTTTGAGATAAATATTTGTTGTATTGATTTTTGTTTATCAAAAGTTCCAATGTTAGTTTGTCGATCGATTCATTGGATTGCATATATACTTTGTTATATTTTAGATGAAAAAAAATATACATAAAATATAAATATACATAAATATGTATTATTTAGGAATTGTTTTAGTATTGATAATTATTGCAAGCTTATTTATTCAATCATATCGCGAAGGTCTTGTAAATATTAAAATAGATATAGATTCAGATATGCAACCAATTGGTAGCGGTGTTTCAATGAAAGATTCGATTACAAACACTTTTGATTATATTTATTATGCAAATGATACAGTAAAAAAAATAACAATTAGACAAAAAAGAGGTGATAAAACATCACAAGATTATAATAGAAAAAAAACAATGGTAAAAGTGAATGGCAAAGATATTATTACATTGGAAGAATTAGTAACTAAACAAATTGTACCAGTGTTGAAAAATTTAACAAGTAATTTAGAAAATGGAATAACTGATATGTCAAATGATATTGATTATATTGACTTCACAATAAAGCAATAAATTTTTAAGTAGTAAATAATATCAAAATAAAATTTTGATATTATATAATGTTAGATGAGAACATTTTTGAAAATATAGAAGAAGAAACAAACCCTAAAAATAGTTGTTTTTATTCCAGTATTATTTTCATAACAAATTCCGTAATAGCGCTGTATTACAATTATTTAGTATACTCATTGTTGTTCTTTATTTTAGTTATAACGTCGTTGATAGTTCATTCCAACACGAATATGTATACATTGGTTATAGATAAAATCGCCATTTTCGCAATTGCTTTCTACGGAGGATATTTATTTTTTGAAAAATGCAAACACATCAACAGTACAACCCAAATAATTTTAGCAATTATTACAGTGTACACATTTTTAGCAACTATTTATCTATATTACTATGGTTATATGAACAATACATACTGTTATCATGAAGATAAATGCATTGGTAACTTATATCATTCACTATTGCATGTAATTGGTTCAATCGGTCACAACATAATAGTTATATTGTAGTTAGTATTCATGAATTTTTCTTAATCGTTTTGTTCTTTTTCACCATTTTTTCGGCACGTTTTGTTTCTCGTAATCTTTCGCGCTCTGCTTTTTTAGCAGCTTTTTCGCGTTCTTTTTCCGCTCTTTTAGCCAATCGTTCTTGTTCCTTGGCGGCGGCTTTGATATTCTTTTCGTCTTCTTTCAAACGTTTTTTGTCTTTTTTTTGTTGTAATTTCATTTGTTGTTCGCGTTCATCGGTTTCCATGGAATCTTTCAAACGTTTCAATTCTTCATTAATAATTGCCGAATATTTATTAAATAATTCCTGCAACATTTCATTCTCAATATTTTGAATTATACCCTGTTTTCGCAATGTTTTTCTAACTTGTTTTTCTGCTTTTTTATTTTCTCTTTCATATTGGTTTTCTTCTTTTAGACGTTCTTTCAACGTTTTCCTTAATTGGCCCGTTTTCTTTTGCTTCTTTTTTTCAATAGCTTTGCGCGTTTTGTTCAATTCGGCAACTTTCTCGGTATTTTCCTTTTCAGCGCGTCGGGTCATTCTATTCATTTTTTTACGTTCATCGCGGAGAACCATACGGAGAACATTCTTTTCAATCGGCGATACATCGGTTTTCATAAGTTCTCGAATTTGTAATATTTTTTTTTTATATACAAGTAAATTGGTTTTCAACTCTTCATGCATTTGTGCAATTCTGGTATCATATTCATTTATTTGTTGGTTTAAATCGACAATGACCGGATGTATTTGTATTGCTTCTTTCAAATCTTCACTGCTTCTTACAGTTTTTCCACATTTGGATTTCAAATTATAATACAAGGAATCTTTGAATTTAGCATATTCTTCTGGATTATTTTCCAGGTTCTCGCTAATACCTTTTAAAGTTTCATTTTTATACAAATTTTTATTCTTGATTTCTTCACGAATACCTTTGATTGTATCGCGAATTTGTTTAACTTGTGATTTTGCTTCTGCTAAAAGTAGTTTAATATTTTGTTTAACAATTTTTTCACATGATTTTTTTTCTTTTCCCTCATATGAATCACATGCAACATTGAGACCATTAAATTTAGTCATATCCAAATCACTTAAATCGCCTTCCAGATTCTTCAAGTTCTCTTTAACTCGTTCTTTCAAATCTACAACATTACTATCTAAATGTTGGCGAACATAATTTTTATCAAATCTATTAAGTGTTTCCATGTTCTCAACTATTGGTGCTGTAACAAATCGGACAATAGGTTGTGCAAATTGACGCGCATCTTTTTCTCTATTCAAATAACTAATATATCCGGCAATATCGTTCAAATATCTGGTTTCTCCATTTGGTGTAAACCGGCCATGTTCATCTAAATATATGTTTGAAAAATCGGAGAACATTTCCGGCATTTGTTCTTGTGCAGGTTTACATAAATTAATGAGTTGAATGAGTTCCATTGGGTTCTCGGTAATCGGTGTAGCGGTCATCAATAACAATTTCACTGAATCCGCGCCAGAAAGTTGGAAAGATTGTTGTATGGATTGTTTTAGCGCATTCATATCTGGACGTTCTAATGAGGATAAATCACCGCCACCATATAATTTATGGGCTTCATCAATAATAAGGAGGGTTTTTCGCAGCGGGTCGGCTTCGCCATTTTTTTTGACAACACTCTTGTAAAAATTGTTTTGTTTCGAAACCAAATTGCTAAATTGTTTATATGACATTGGACGGATACTCCATTCTTTGGATAGCATACGCATGCGTTTAGCGTGTTCTGCTGGAAGGGTTAGTCCTTTTTTAATTTCTTCTTTGATTTGTTCATTGCATATTTGGTCAAACATATTTTTCCATATATCATTTTTCAAGGTGGTTCGAGTAACCCATAGTATAGTATATCCTTTTGGTACAAAAGATGTGGTTGCCGCTGCAATTGCGCTGCAAGTTTTTCCTGTACCGACAGACTGAAATAACAGCATACCTTTGACCGGATTTTCGGGAGTAAAATAATGGCGAATAAAATCTTGGGTGGGGGTATATTTTATACCATGAGATGCACCGCCTTTACATAAGTTCTCCATTTTAACATCATCCCATGAATATTCTCCAAAATTTTCACGAATATGTTTACGTAATTGTGAATGTGTCATACGTTTATTGTCAAACGTGAGTTCATCATATTGAGACGGTAAATTCAATATAGGTAAATCGCGGCGAACAATCAATTTAGGACCGCCGCCCAAAGTGGATTGTGATTCATTACTTTTAGTTGTGTTCTCTTTATTTTCTGGTGTAGTAGTCAATGAAGACCTAATAGTAGATAACACTGAATTACCAATAGAAGCAGCTCTGGATAAAAATGAAGTGTTTTCACTTTCCAATGGATTAACGTTTGGAGGTGTTTCCTGTGTATTTTCAGGTTCAACAATCACACTTGTTGGCGTTTTCATTGTATTTTCAGGTTCAACAATCACACTTGATGGTGTTTCCTGTGTATTTTCAGGAGTAACGGGCTCGCTTTCAGCGGAACTCATTGCATTTGTTTCCGGTGCAATAGGACTTTCACTACCGAGTGAACTTACTGTTGAGCGTAAAGAACTATAATTGGTTGATGGTTCTACAAGACTACTTTCAGGAACAACTTGGGGTAAAGAACTTACTATTGTTTTAGAGGTAGAAGATTCATCTTCTTCTCCTCTTGCAATAGAAAAATTGTGTATATTTTTATTTAATTCATAATCGACAGAACCAAATATAGTAGCTCTTTCCAAATCATGAGTAAATTCAATAAGACGAACATCAATATTCAATGCCTTCAAATATAAATCGAAAGCGGTAGAAGAATTCGCCATATATTTACGTATTGGTTCTGGCATATCAACATCATAAATAAATACATGCAATGGCCATCCGCGAGTTGGATGAAATTCCAATCCTTTTTGGCCACAAGTTCGCGTTCCGCGCCCGATGACTTGTTTTTGGTCAGCAGAGGTCACTTGGGGTTCAAAAATATGAATATATTTGATATCAAACAAGTCGATACCTTCTTTGAATCCACTGTCCATCACAATAATTCGTGCAAGTTCTCCATTTACATTTTCAGGACGTTGGTTCATTTTTTGTAATATTGCTTTTTTTTGTTTAACGCTGATAGGTTGGTCATAAACGCCGATGGATGCCAATAAATAAAAGTTGTTGCCGGGGGTTTTTGCGAGGTCTTCGTCTGATAATAATTCGATTTTTCCATATTGTTTAGGTTTAGTAGGAGCACCTCCGCTTACGTTTGCGGGTTCTTGTACAGCGGGTTCTTGTACAGCGGGTTCTTGTACAGCGGGTCCTGCGTTTTTCAGAGGAGCATTATATCCAAGTTTGAAACCTTTCGCAATGAGTGCACCGGCAATGAGTTTAGCACCAAAACTACTGGATTTTATGTCAGAAAAAATGAAATGTTTGAATAATTTTCCATGTTTTTTCATATCACTTTTATCTAAACTTTCTATTTTTGAAAGAAGGGCATTTAATTTAGGAGAATGTGTCGGTATTGATTCTAATAACTTTTGAGGGTTGAATGCAGGCGTATCAAACTTATATTCGACAGAAGATTTGCTCCAATTCGAGCGTTTACGAACACACTCTGCATCAAAAATTACATTCACATTTTGAGACGTTAATCTTTCTAATTCTGCGATATCATGTATATGTTCCAAATTTTCTAAATATACGGGACTTTCATCCGAAATGGAATTATTATCCATGTTACTGTTATCTTTACTGGAATCTATATCTGAATTTGTAGAACTCATAAATATAGTACAATAATTAATATATAATATGAATCGAAAATATATTTCTATTATATATTATACAAAACAATATGTCGAATAATACAAGTTTAGGAGGAGGATATCAAGGTATCTCACCAGTTCAAACAATCAATAATTACAAGAGTAGTGAGCAAGTTATGATGCGTCGTGTAGTCCGTGATGGTTGGAATACACAATATGCAACTGGAAGTATGAATGGAATGAGACGAGCAATCGGTCCATTCCGTGCAGTTAATGGTTTAGGAGATTTTCTATCAAGAAAAAACGTTGCATGTGGAGGACCTGCCGAAGTCCACAAATCAACTGTTATTACAAATCGTGGATTACGTCATGCAATTCAAACCTGCGATACAACTGGAATCCCTGTAACATCCGCCAATGTTAAATTCGTTCCAGATTCTTCTGATTATACAAAATTCCGAAAATTACGCGCAGTAAACCGTAATTACAATGATGTATCAAATGGTGGTTATCAAAACTCATCATACAGTGCTATTATGCATGTTCGCCGATTTTAGATAGTAAAGTCATATTACACAATAAATATAATGTAATATGAATATATAATACAATGTTCTCAATGCCTGGATTACGATATAATAAAACCATTGGTAATAATGGAATATTGAAAGGTCAAAAAGCAATGCCACAAAAAGATACTACATCAGATGGAACCACTACATTTGCATTGAATCGCCAGATTTACATGGAAACTTTTCAACCTTCTACTATAACAAATGCGCAAAAAAATAAAAAGAAATTTTATGGAAATCGTGATGCATCACAAATAGTTGCAAATAGAAGAGTTGACCAAATCGCAAATGGTTCATTAAACAGTGCAGCAACATCCATCGCATTTACTACTGTAACTGATAGAAATGTAGAAAGACAAGCATTGCATAGAATGCGCAGCGCGGGTTCATCGGTTCCTGTCAAAGTAACAAATAAAAATATAACAAATGCTCCGGTTTTTCATTAAAGTACGACGATTTAAAAATGCAAAGTTGTAAAAAAATATTTATAGAATATATAAATACATTATGTACAACTATTTAGTCGAATTTTTAGGAGCTTTGTTTTTTATTTATGTAATTTTAGTAACAGGAAACCCATTAGCAATCGGCGCAGCATTAGCACTAACACTTTTATTGACATCAACTATTTCAGGTGGTTATGTTAATCCAGCTGTTACTATTGCAATGGCTGCTGCTGGTAAATTACCAAGTGTAGAAGTCATTCCTTATTGTTTATCGCAAATTTTCGGTGGTTTAGTAGCACTTGAATTATACAAACGTTACAAACTATAATTGCAAATTTTTAGATGATAATCTATTATAAACCGTAAAAGAATATTTAGCTATATAATATATAATATATATTATATAAATGTCAAAAGGAGGATACTATTCCATGAGCAAAAAATCATCTGCGTCGGTGAAACGAACTAAAAAAATGTATAAAAAGAAAATTTCGAATATCCCAAAGACGAAAAACACCAGAAAATCACGAAGAATGAGAAAATCCAATAAAAAATCATATTGGTGAAAATATTGAAATGTGAATTATTTTTTTACATACAAATATCGAAAAAATATATACAACCCAACTGCTGATAATGAACCGATATAAAATTGCGTAATATAATCATTTTTATCATTTGATTTTTTTAAATTACTTTTTGAAAGTTCTGGAATTTCATCATTATCATTGTATTTGTTGTATTTATTTTCAACAAGGGACAAAAAATGTGTGTTATTTATACGATTTGTTAAAACTGGTGTATTTTCGATAACATCTTCATGTTGAATTTTTTTTTTGGTATTACATGGTGTATAATTTGAATTAAATTTTTTATATGAAGCAGCTTTTAAACCAATAACTTCATCTTTATTCAAAATTGTAGTCTCGAATGGTGTATACTTGTCAAAATTCATGTATATTACATAACCATATTTTTATTTGATTTATTCTAAATTAAATAAACATAAAGTTATCACATTACAATTCTATTATTATACAATTGTTACAAAATGTGTGGTATATTTTCATTGCTAAATTATGATTCTGAATCGCAATATACAGTCAATTTTATAGAAACACAATTCAAAAAAGGAGAAAAAAGAGGGCCTGAATTTTCCACTTTATCCAAAGTAGGAATTAAAGTCATGTATGGATTTCATCGTTTAGCAATCAATGGATTGAATACTGCATCAAATCAACCGTTAATTCAAGACGATATATTGTTGATTTGCAATGGTGAAATATACAATTACAAAGAATTATATGCATTAATGAGTATAGTCCCAAAAACAGAGTCAGATTGTGAAGTAATTATTCATTTGTATAAAAAGTATGGTATAGAACATACACTCCAATTATTAGATGGGGTATTTTCATTTATTTTATTGGACCAAAGTGTATATACAAATGACTCGCGACTATATATTGCACGCGACCCTTATGGCGTACGCCCGTTATATATTATGCATAATAAAGACGAATCGCCTGACAAAGAACATTGTATCGGGTTTGCATCCGAATTAAAAGTGCTATCTGAATTTGTAAATATTTCCAAGAAACCATATATAATAGAACATTTCACACCGGGAACATATTCTACATACACATTACCAACAACCGTATCTACCTATTGGAGATTAGAACATAAAAATATAAAATATCATACCACCAGTTTTTCATATCAAACGCGTAGAAGTATTTCAGGTGAAATAAACAAGGTAATTTCAAATATACAAAATTATTTAATCAATGCAGTAGAAAAACGATGCATTACCACCGAACGACCAATAGCATGTTTGTTATCAGGCGGTTTAGATAGTAGTTTAATAGCAGCATTAGTAAGTGAATACCATAAGAAAAATGGGTTACCGGCAATCGAAACATACAGTATTGGGTTAACTGGTTCCGAAGATTTACGATGTGCAAAAATGGTTGCTGAATACATTGGAAGTAATCATACCGAGGTTTTGCTAGAAGAATCCGATTTTACAAATGCAATACCCGACGTAATACGTGATATAGAATCATATGATACAACGAGTGTACGCGCAAGTATTGGTAACTATTTATTAGGTAAATATATATCAGAAAATAGTGATGCAAAAGTGATTTTCAATGGTGATGGTTCAGATGAGTTATGTGGTGGATATTTGTACATGGACTTGGCCCCAGACGTCCTTGAATTTGACAAGGAATGTCGTAGATTATTGAAAGATATCCACGCATTTGATGTATTACGTTCAGATAAATGTATTTCATCCCATGGATTAGAGCCACGAACACCATTTTTGGACAGAAGTTGGGTACAATATTATTTATCTATACCAGCACATATACGATTCAATACAAACAAAACATGTGAGAAATGTTTGGTAAGACAAGCATTTGATTATTTGTATTTTTCAAATAGTAATGGAAAACCATTATTGCCGACTAAAATTCTATGGAGAAGAAAAGAAGCATTTAGTGATGGAGTAAGTAATCAATCACGTTCACTGTATCAAATATTACAAGAATATGCGATAGAACAAATGAAAGATGTAGAAAAAAAAGAATATGCAGAAAACCCACCGACCACGGCCGAACAAGCATATTATAGAAAAGTATTTGAAGATTTTTATCCGGGACATGGTAAAATAGTCCCTTATTTTTGGATGCCGAAATATGTGGATGCAAAAGATGCAAGTGCACGAACATTGGATATATACAATACATCGCGTGAGATTCCTATATAGGAACAATTTTCCCGAACTTTTTAGTTTTTACTGGGTGATTGTTTTGTAAATCATTTATAACGACATACAACATGATCGCGATAATTGCAAAGATGAATTGTCTAAAAATAATGATAACCCAATTTTTATCATTATTTATATTTATAAATGACTCCATAGTATAGTATTGCGATTTACACATTTCAACAATACTATATATTACATATATGCAAAGAATAAAAGCGATTATATTTATTAAGCTGAACATAATTCTATTTTCAATACAAAATATTATATTATTTCGAGTAAAATCAATTTTATACATGTTTTTCTAAAAATCGGCACTAAATTCAAAGACATTTGAATCACACGTTTTGTTCGCCAATGCATATTCCGCATTTGTTCTTTCGAAAAAATTCACTTTGGATTCAATGCTGATTAATTCCATGAAATCGAATGGATTGGATGCATTGTATACTTTATCATATCCTAGTTGAAGAATAAGACGGTCTGCTACAAATTCAATATACTGGGTCATTAATTTATGATTCATACCAATCATTCTACATGGAATTGCCTCTGTAATGAATTCCTTTTCGATTTCGACAGCTTCTTGTATGATTTCATAAATACGCTTTTTGTTCAATTTCTTTACTAATTTACTATATAACAGAATTGCAAATTCTGTATGTAATGCTTCGTCTCGTGAGATTAATTCGTTTGTAAATGTGAGACCTGGCATAAGACCACGTTTCTTAATCCAATAAATAGATGCAAAACTTGATGAAAAGAAAATACCCTCGATTGCAGCAAATGCAACCAAACGTGATGCAAATGAACTACGATTATCATTGATCCATTTTTTTGCCCAATCCGCTTTTTTTGCAATACAAGGGTAATGTTTGGTGGCTTGGAATAATTTAGTTTTTTCGGCGGAATCTTTTATATACGTGTCAATGAGTAATGAATATTGTTCCGAGTGCACATTTTCGATTGCAATTTGGAAGCCGTAAAATGCACGAGCTTCGGACAATTGAACATCGCTCATAAAACGCGATGCCAAATTTTCGGTAACAAGTCCGTCCGATGCCGCAAAAAAAGCGAGTACCATAGAAATAAAATGTTTTTCATCACCATTCAATTTATCCCAATCACCAAGGTCCTTTGATAAATCACACTCCTCTGGTCTCCAAAAACAATCAACTTGGCGTTTATACATATTCCATATATCATTGTCTTGAATTGGAAACATTACATAGCGACTATCGTCTTGTTTTAACAGCGGTTCAACAAATGGGGTGTTTGGCAATACCTCGGACATTCTTCCTAAATAATATACTCGTTAGATTTTTATACCGTTTTATAAATGTATTTGTGAGTTACAAATTACAATTTGTAATTACAAAAATGGCTGCATTATCAGAATGTACAAAAAATATTTTATAACGGAAATGTATTCAAAAATATAACATCATAATAGCAGTCGTCGTCACACAACACTGAAATATATCAAATGCGACTATAATGAAAAAATAAAATAAAAGGGTATTATAAAATGGATGCATCTAATTTAGAGAATTCCAGGGAAATTCTTGGAGAATTAAAGAAAGAAGAAAAGAAACGTGGACGCAAGGCAAAAAAACAAAACGAAAAAGAATTAATCAATGAATATTATTCTGAAATTGAGAAAGACAAGCAATATTCTAATCAGAAGAAAATATATGAGAACATGAATTACATGTCAAAACAAGACAAACTGCAATTTGAATCGAAATTCACAAAACCAAAAAACAAACACCAAGAGCAATTTGTTTCCAAATTAAAGAACAAAGAAAAGAAAATCGTCGTAGTAACTGGTCCCGCTGGAACTGGTAAAACTCTACTTGCAACCGAACATGGTATTCGCTATTTTTTATTAGGTGTATATGACAAGCTCATTTTTACCCGTCCATCGGTTTCAGTCGATGAAGAATTAGGATTTTTACCGGGAACATTGGAAGAAAAAATGGCACCTTGGGTAAGACCAATATATGATGTATTGTATAATTTTATTACACCAAAAGAAGTTCAATATTTAATGGAGGAAAAAATAATCGAAATTGCTCCACTTGGATATATGAGAGGAAGAACATTCAAAAATTCATGGATAGTAGCCGATGAAATGCAAAACTCAACAATATCACAAATGAAAATGTTATTAACAAGATTAGGCGAGAACAGTCGATTAGTAATTACCGGAGATTTAGAGCAATTTGACCGTAATCACGAATTCAATGGTTTAGACGATTTTTTGAACAAATTCAAGGGAAAACGGTCATCAAGTATATCCAGTTTTGAATTTTCAAGAAGTGATATTCAAAGAGAAGAAGTAGTAAAAGAAGTATTGGATATTTATTCAGGAGATATACCGTCAACATACGAATTGGATAAATTGAGCGATTCCGATGAAAATGATTTAGGTAATTCATGAATATGAATAAAATAAAAATAAAATAACAATTAATTATATAATGGCATTCAAAAATAATCTTGGTTCATTTGTAAACAAAATGCAATATAAATTATCTAAAAGTTTAAATGGTATTACTACCTCAAAAGGTATGTTACATAACAAAGTGTTGTTGTACGTAGTTTTTATATTTTCACTGTTAAATCTATTTCTTTTCGCAAATACAGGTAATTACACATCTGTTGTATTATTTTTATTAATTGGATTTCTCACCTCGTTTTTTAGTAAAAATATGTTAGTTATTTTACTACTTTCATTGATTTTGACAAATATATTGAAATACGGTTCATCGTTGAGTGAAGGATTTGAAGAAGGTGCAACGGATAAAAAGGATGAAACGGATAAAAAGGATGAAACGGATGCAAAAGATGCAAAAGATACAAAAGATACAAAAGATACAAAAGATGAAACGGACGAAAAAGATACAAAAGATGCAAAAGGTAAAGAAAAAAAACAAAATAAGAGTGATAATGGCGAAGGTTTTACAGAAGGCGCAAAAAATGAAGATTTCAATACAGAAGGGTTAGAAGATTTGCAAAAAAATACAAACGAGTTGATGAAAACTATTGCAAGTTTAAGTAATAAAATAGAACAATTTTCGAAATTTACATCTTAGGATAATAAATAAAAATATCAAAATGATATCTAATAAATATATAAGATAGATTTATTAGATATGGGTGACCCATTTAAAGAACTCTCAGATTTTTTTGGAAAAATTGGTGATATGTTCAAAAAACTTGACGGGTTTTTTGGCGAAATTGCCGCATTTTTTGTAAAAATTGGTAATGCATTTAAAGCAATTGGAACATTTTTTACTTTTATTGGTGATGTATTTACGTCGATATTTAGTTATGTAACGTGTGGATTCAAAATGATAATTACGCTGCCGAAATGTTTCAAATGGTATTCTTTGGATATTTTAGGAAAAACATTGTATTCACCAATCGGGTTTTTATTTTTTGCATTGGGATTACAAGAAATTGAAAGAATGATATGGGACATTATACAATCTATTGACTGTTTTATCCTATCTATCTTTGGTAGTAACATAAGCAAAGTATGGGACGATGCCACTCACGAGTGTTATTCATGTAAAATAACACCAATTCCTTCATTTCCGGTAATAAATTTATAATATATATAATATATGTAAAATATATATAAAATGGCGAAGAAATGTTTACCGGGAGTAATATGTATTGAGAACATGACTTTACTAATAATATTGGTGATATTAATTATTATTGGTTACCTGTATTATATTTACATTACAAAATCAATTCAAAAACCTAGTTCCAATGTAGTAGTATTATCACAACCAAGTCCTCCACCAATTACATTAAACGGTGTATCAACCCGTACCGACACAATACGTACCGACCCAATGTCAGACCCATACAATCCGCCATTAAGAAATGACGGTTATTATTTCCCGCGTGATTCCGCCGATGTTCGCGGAATACCAATTAACATCAAAACCCGTGGTACCGGGATGGATTATAGTCAATTAGGCATATTAACACGTCCAAATGTTAGAAATGCACATAACGGTGAAATGATTTTACCGCTGATGGGTCGCAGATTGATGAACGGTCGTGATAAATGGCAATATTATACAATTTCAAACACAGGTAATATGAATACAAAATTACCAGTCAGTTTGAAAGGTAAGAGTTGTACCGGAGAATATGGATGCGATGAAATCAATAATAATGATACAGTTTACGTTGAAGGATACAAAGACACATTTGTAGCAACAGTTTATGAGAACAGCACATTTTCATATATTCCATATATTTAGGAAACAACAATATAGTATTTTGTTGAGTTTAATTATATAATATTATATTATTATATAATGAATAATTTTGATATAAGTGATTCTACCAGAATTGCGAATGATAAACGTGTAATATATGATTATTATGATTGTTCTATATATTTTAATCAATATGCAAGTACTCGTAATAACGGAGGATATATAAAAATACCATTTTTTACACCCAAAAACATAGTAAAACCAAATGGTCTATATATTTCAGGAGAACCTATTATAAAATTTATGTCAAGTGACTTGTATATTTATAAAAAAACACACAATATTGCTGGTATTAATTATGATGGCGAATTGATAATTAAAAACAAACAAATTACAAACGGAGATAGAAAATTATATGTATGTTTTCCATTGAAAACAGATAATAGAAATTCAAACCAACCAAATGAAATCGATAAAATCATTGACCAATCTGAAAAAGTAAGTAGTAATTCATTCAGCATGCCTGTCAATTTGAACAATATGTATTTTGACAAATTACAAAAAAATCCAAAATATTTTTTTTACAAAAGTGGTGGTGATATTGTTGTAGTATTCAATCAGCCAATTAAAGTGAAAAATAGTTTCGATAAATTTGTAGAATGTGATTTATTTCCAAAATACAGTAATGAATATAATATTTTAGAGAACAATAAAGATGGATTTCAAAGTATGACAGAAGGATTTGTAGAAGGCATTGACGATAACGGTATGACTTGTTACCCAATTGATGATAGTGGCGAACCATTAATTGATGTTCCTTCATTGGTAAAAGTAAAAAGTGGTAGTGAAGCTCAAAATAAAACAATCAATTTATTATTTGCAATGATAATGTTTGTTGTTGTATTTAGTTTTTCATTTTTTGGCGTACCTCCTCTTTATGAAAAAATTTTTATTACAAAACTTGGAGATAATTCTTTAACATATACTACAATTTTTTGTGGATTTTATTTAGCTTGGTGCATTGCAATGATATGTGGAATGATAGTTGATGATACTGCATCTGCAATAACTGGTATATTTTTTTCATTATTATTTGTAATATCATTAATAACAATAATTGGTAGAACATATGTTGAAGAAGCATATTTTGAAAAGCTTCAAGGATTCAATCCCAATAGTGAGGGTCTAGTACAAAGTGCAAAATATTTCGCTGAACACTTTTCCGATTTTCTTTTTAAATTTAAAGATAAGTTTCAAAATAACAAAATGGCATATATTTTTGGAATTATTACAGTAATATTAAGTTTTATATTTATTATTCTTATTGCATGTAAAGTTATTAAACCCCAAAATGAAGCATATGCATGTACAATGCTTGGTATATTTGGAGTGGCTTATCCATTTTTTTTAGTAAGTCCTTTTATTAAGTTCATTGTGGGCCCGTCGTAATAAAATATCAAACCATATTTGGTTTTGATATTTTACATTTCTAAAAATCTAAAACAAAGAAGCACCGCCGACTTTGTCAGCAACTGGTTTGAAACTACTTTCAGTAAACATAGTTGGTGGACTTTGTCCAAGTGGTGCGCGAATGGCAACAACTTCTTCTTCTAATGTTTTTTGTTCAGGTGGGTTCATAGCTACCATTTCTGCTTGTCGTTTAGGTTCGGATGGAGTATATTGCATAATAGCAACACGACCAGTTACAGCTGAACTGCGGCGTAAAATTTCATATGCAACAAAAATAAACAAAATACCTAAAACAGGATTTGTATACAAGAACAAATAAACAGTAATGCAAAATATAATGGCCATTCCTAATGCAGAATCCAGATATTGTGCAATTTCAAAAGGGGCTTCAATTGGAAATACAATGTATATGATAAATACAAAAAGCCATACCATTTCATAAATACTGAATGATTTCAACGATGCTGGTAAAGATAGTTTCATTATATAATGTAGATTTATATTTTTTTATCATATCGTTTCCCAAAAATTGATTGTATATTCCTAAAATCCAAAACATCAACAAAACAAATATAGAAGTTTATTATGAATTATAGAAAATTTTATGCTAAAAAACCGAAATCGGCTAAATCTGAAAATCCAAAATCGATTGTTTCATTAAATGAAGAATACAAAAATACTATCTGCAATTCCGCACATTTAGGAAAAAAAGGATACACTATACCAAAACAAGCATTGAAAGAAGATGACCTGGCATTCTTATACAAAGATTTGACAGTAAAACCGGTTGTATTTGGTCCCGGTGCGGCTGCACCAGAAACCGAATTTGCTGTGTATCGTGAAAATGCAAATAAAATATACATACCACGATTTTATGGAATACAACGTTATGGATTACCTGCAAAAACCGAGATTGAATGCGGTGATGATATTGATATTCCATTTGTGAAACCATTACGTGATTATCAGGAAGAAATTATAAAAATATATATGGATTATGTGAATACGAATATTTGTGAAAATGCATCGTATAATGGTAATGGTGGTGTATTGGAGGTTCCAACCGGTAAAGGAAAGACCGTAATGGGATTAAAAATCATATCCAATCTTAAAAAAAAGGCATTGATAATAGTTCACAAAGAATTCTTGATGAATCAATGGATAGAACGTATAGAAGAATTCTTGCCGACGGCGCGGGTAGGAAAAATACAGGGGCCTACGTTTGATATACACGAAAAAGACATTGTAATTGGTATGATACAAACCATTTATGATAAAGAATATCCGGTGGATGCATTTTCATCATTTGGAATAACATTGGTAGATGAAGTGCATCGAATTGGTAGCGAACAATTTTCAAAAACTTTATTGAAAACAATTACGCCATATATGTTGGGTATATCCGCCACGGTAGATAGAAAAGACCAATTAACAAAGGTGTTGTTCATGTTTATTGGTGAAAAAATATATAGTCAAAAAACGAATATAGGGGATGAAGTAAGTGTACGCGCTATAAATTATATATCACGCGACTCTACATTCAATGAAGTCGAATATGATTTTCGCGGAAGTCCAAAATACAGTACTATGATTTCAAAATTGTGCGAGTTCGGTCCTCGTAGCGATTTTGTGGTTCGTGTTATAGGCGATTTAATCCAGGAAAATCCTGACAATCAAATGATGATATTGTGTCACAATCGGTCATTATTGACATATTTACGTGATGCAATTGAATATAAGAAAATTGCATCAGTAGGATATTATTTAGGGGGAATGAAACAACACGATTTGAAAGAAACCGAAGGAAAACAAATTGTATTAGCAACCTATGCAATGGCAGCCGAAGCTTTGGATATAAAAACATTATCCACGCTAGTGATGGTTACGCCTAAAACAGATATAACCCAATCAGTCGGTCGTATATTACGCGTAAAACATGAGAATCCGATTATAGTGGATATTGTAGATTCTCATGATTTGTTTCAAAATCAGTGGAAGCAGCGCCGTGTCTTTTATAAAAAGGCAAATTATCGTATTCGCCAAATCGATAGCAATAAATATACGAATATGAGTTTGGATTGGGATAACGATAAAACGTGGACGCATGTTTTTGAACCAAAAAAAATGAACGAAGAAACGCCTAAATATTTGAACAACGAAGACGCCCCGATTCGTAAATGTTTGATTTCGTTAGATAATTTAGAAAATTAGAATCCAAGCATGGGAAATATTTTCTTGGATTTTTTAGCAGATTTTCTGGATTTTCTGGATTTCTTGGATTTTTTAGCGGATTTCTTGGATTTCTTGGATTTCTTGGATTTTTTTCCACCAATTGTCTTTGAACCATATTGATAAGAAGAACCACTTAATCCAGTAACATATGGTTGTAATAAAACGCCAGCAGTTGAATTTTCAAGAGATACACCTCCCATTATATAGTATATTCATATAAAAAATATAAAAATATATGTGTTATATACAATAACATGTTAGAATTCTCTAAAAGACAAGATAGAAAAGGATATACTAAACGTCTATACGAACAACATTTGGAAAGGTTAAAAAATATGAAACCAACTGTCGATAATAGAGAACCGAAACATTTACCTTATTCCAAAAAATGGGAAAATGAATATAACCGAAAAATAGATAAAATAAATGATTTTAATACAAAATTGGTATATCGCCTAATAAACAAAACATCACGTATTGACAATCAATTGGATAGACGTATGAAAGAAGTATTAGATTTCAAACGTCAAATGATGATAAATAAACGCAGGATGGAAATGGAAAAAATAGTGAGCGAAAACATAATATTGCTAAATAGATTGAAAAATATTGAACCAACGCTAAAAAATTGAATTTATTTTTCATTTCTATGTGAAAAATAAACAAACAAATGAAAATATCCAAACTGAAACAAAGATTACATAATAATATAGAAGCGTCTAAAATAGAAATATACACTAAAAAATCGGAAGAAATATATTATTTAATTTTAGAAAAACTTTGTACTAAAATTAAATCGGAAAAAGAAATAGATACAATTACTGTATACCACATGGAATCATTATACCGAGACAATACTTATGATAAATATGAATATATGTTTGCAAATGTATCATAAAAAATCTATGTCCATTTCTTTATTGTTTTTGGTCGTTTCCCATATTTGCAATGTTGGCGTTGTGAAAATCCTTTCGGTTTTTTGCAGTTAATACTTCTTTTGTATTTCAACGACCATTTTTTTCTTCGTGTATTGTTTTTTGTTGTATTCATTTTGTTGATTCTATTATATAATATACAAATATTATATAATGAAAATAAATAATATAAGTCATATTGGGGACATACTTGCAATACCGTTTTTTGCATTACTGTGTTTGTATTTTTACAGAATAGAGAACAAAACTCCATTGGAATATGTATTGTTATTATTTAGCGCAGGAGGATTTTTACTAGATATTCTATTCACTTGTCTGTATTTTTTGCGGAACAAATCTACTGGTTGAATGTATTTGCTAATTTATTAATGTGAACTACCATGGAACCATTTGGCATAACGCGTTTTGGAATCCATTTTTTGAATTTAGGGCTAAATATACATTCTATTAATAATGTTTTATTCACGTCGACATATCTATCTTCGGCAACATTTTCAAAATCATCTTCATCGTCACTCTCTTCAATATAATCCAGATTTTTGTTTTCACGAATGTTTCGGAACAATCCATTCATGAAAATACTTGTTTTATAATCTGGTATACATGCAACATTATAGTATACCAATGATTTGTTTTTACCAAATGCAAATAGATGATATATATCAAATTGTATGTCTGCAATTACGTGAAATGTGGTTGGATATTTATATTGAGGTTTCGAAAAATCGATCACGGGTTTACAAACAAATGGAGTTTGTTTTGTATCGATTTCTTTTTGGACATTAGTGTTGGTATTTATTTTTCGCGTTAAAGAAATATTCAAATAAGGTGCAACGTGTGAAAGCATTCTATATTGCAAATGATGAATTGTATATCCAATTTCTCCACTGATTTTTTCAGGAATATTAATATTACATTCAAAATCGCCAGACTGATAATTATACCATAATGAAGGTAGCGCAAATACTAACCCATTTTTGTGTGTAAACTTTTGAACAATTTGATTTTTCATGAAATCGTGTAAATATCCTAGTTTTTCGCTAAATAAAAAGGAACCAATGGAAATTCCCTTGTATGAAAAAATATCTTCAATAACAAAGAATTTCTTTTCATCGGCAGGGTCAGTATTTTCCAAAATAGTTCCATATAAAACACTCCCTAATGATAGACAAGGCTGAAATATCGTATTAATTCGCGTAATTTTACTCACTTTTTTATCGCGATTCAATTCCATTAAATAACACACATCCATATTTTTATAAAAGGTGAACCATGCGAAAAATTTCTTTCCCGCAGGTATCGCCAAAGTAATATTATAATTAAGGGAAACTTTCTTATGTGAAATTGTTTCATAGGAAAGTTCAAATTGTGGAAAACGTTTCATAATATTTTGACATTGAATAGCAGTGAGCTCCATTACGCTTTTATATGTATAAATAAAAATGTTTTTATATCTATTTAATAAATATTTTATTACATCAAACCAATTTTACGCTTTGATTCAACTGTCGCTTTACTCATTGCAACTCTAAATACCAAAATTTTTGCTAAATTTTCATCTCTATCAAAACGTAAATTCAACATAATTTGTCTCATCTTTTCATAATATTCTTCATTATGCTCAATTAGTTCGGAACTCTTTTCATAGGAAATTATTCTTTCAATTTGAGTTGGTGGCATTTTTTTACCTTTAAGTTCTCGTTTAACTGTCCTTTTAGCGGTTTTTCTTGATTTTCGACTACTCTTTGATTTGGTACTACTACTCTTTGATTTTGAACTGCTGTCCGAGGGTATTCTTGGCATGTTATTCGTATATATTATAATATAGACATTTCTTGCTCTAAATAAGAATCCAATTCATTTTGCATATTTTCGCTGTTGAAAATAAATGTGTTCTCGATACCATCGGTTTTTTTATTCATTATTTCATCTAAAATAGTTTTATATTTCTCAGTTTGAGTTTTTACTAAATCTTTTGTTTTCTTGGTAGTGTAGGTATCTTTTAAATAATTGAATAAATAATGGATAAGAATAATTATAATAATGGATATAATGATATTTTGAAAAAGCCATAGCATTAGTTGTTTATGTTCTCAAATATCTATATGTTTTTAGATAGATTTGATATGAATAATAATTACGTAGAAACAAAATCATTTTTTAAAAATACTTAAATAGATATTCCTAAATATTTTAGACAAAGAATGCCGGCTATTATAATTGTTGAAAAGTTAGGTTCAATTAAACAAGTTAATTTCAAAAATTATGACGAAAATGAATTATATAAAAAGGGGGGATTCAAATCCCCCGAAGGGTTTAAATGTCATACAACATGGACAATTGATATGGATTCTAAAAAATACACAATTAGCGTATATGGTAAGACAACTGGAAAAGCAAATCAAGAAAACAAATACGAATTTCCTCCACCGATTGACAATACATTGTTTTTTGGAAATTGTGTCGTTGTTAAAAAAATGGAATCGAATCCAAATGAAGTAGTCGATTTATCTGAATCTTCTTGGAATGAGATATATGAAACATTATATGGTGGATTTGAAGATTTAGGTGATGAAGATACAGACGTTGACGATGATGATGACGATGATGATGTACCGATAACGAAAACTGGTTATGCAAAAGATGGGTTTGTAGTTGATGACGATGAAGATGTTGATGATGACGATGATGACGTTGATGATGACGATGAAGACGTTGATGATGACGAAGAAATTCCTATAAAACCAAAATCGAAACGTATATCTAAACCTAAATCTAAAAAAACTAGCGCAATAAAAAGTATATTTGATTTAAAGCCGATTGAAGAAAATACAACATCAAATTATTTAGATTGTACAAGTGAATTAGTTGAAGAAGAATATGTTTAAATATATTATATAGATGGTTCACACAAATCTGTATAATACTTTGTTCGCTAAAAATCAAAAAGGGGGAAATTTAGTATCTTTTGGAAAAAACAAGAATTTCTTCAAATTACTGGATGAAAAAAAAGGATTTTTAATGATGGTATTTGCGAACTTGATTGTTCAATTGGGAATAACGTATTATGTTATGGAAAATTCAAAAAATGAAAAAGAAAAATTGGACATAAAATTATGGATATTATTAGTGATAGGTTTATTTGCATTGATATTTGTAATATCATTGGACTTGCCATTATGGTTAAAAACACTAATATTCACAGGTATATCATATATGATTGGGTATTTATTGTCTTTTTTACGAAATAGAGTCGACCCTGCAATAATAAAAACGGCTATATTTGGAACAATCGGGATATTTGGTAGTATGTTTTTATTCGGATTAACAATGATTTTATTTGGTGTTCAACTAACACAACAATTCGGAGGTTGGTTATTATTAATACTACTGTTATATATTATTGTGAAAATTGTAACCATGTTTATGGGTAATTATTCAAATTTTGTAAAAGGATTTCTAATGTTCGGATTGACATTGTTCTCTGTATTCATTGTATACGATACAAACCAAATATTACAAAAAGATTATTACGGGGATTTTATAACAGCGTCAATGGATTATTATTTGGATATTATTAATATCTTTGTCAAATTAGTGAATTTTATGTCACTAGAAGAATAATTCCACTATATAAATAGTCGTTTGTAATCACTATAATATTTTGTGATTACAAATGCAGTCATACAAAATACAATGAAAATATTTAGAAAAAATCAAGTCATATCATAGTATATAATGATATGTCCAGTTTGTCTTGAAGAAAAAAAAGAACTCAAACATATGTGTAAAAAGCATAAATATTGCGAATGTTGTATAGAAATATCAAAATTATATTTTCATAATTTTCACCAATGTTTTTTATGCGTTCAAGACAGGTGTTGGGTAAATGCATTATATAATAAAAAAAAATAATTTTTTTGTAGATTTGTGTATTTTTTCATATTTTTATAATCTTGAATTCATACAAGGAAATTTAATAACACATCCAATACGATTACATATAGGACATATGTTATAACTTCGATTTATAGAAGTCGCAATATCATAACATGATTCATGTAGTGATGTATTGCACCGAACACACATTAATAAATTTTTAACATCGACTATTTTATTACAAATTGCACAAATTTCATTGTCATAATTTGATTTCAAAAATGAACGATTTACCATTTTATTTATTCTTATTGAAAATAAGTAAAATACATAATAAATCAATTTTTTAGGTTTTGTTTTTATTTTGAATTTATACAATGAAATTTACCAACCGACCCAATACGATTACATGCAGGACATTTGGTATACGTTTTATTCATAGTCGTTGCAATATCATAACATGATTCATGTAATGATATATTACATCGAACACACATTAGCAAATTCTGAATATCAATATTCTTATTACAAATTGCACAAATATCATTTTGATGTTTTGATTCTAATGAAGTAGTGTTTCCCATTTTGTAGTACTGTTATTGAAATAAAAATGTAAAATAGAGAATGAATCAATTTTTTACATTTTTGTTTTTACATTTTTGGCAAAATTTATGATTTCCAATGTTTGCCACAATCTAAACAAGTAACAAATATAGTTGCAGGTTCATCCGCACTACGAGTTTGTAATTCATAATAGGTACATCGTTTTGACTTGCATTTTTTGCAAGTAAACATATCAGTAGATGCTTCAATATTGGAAGTATATTTTGATGCATCACGTTTGATTTTTCGGTCAATGAATACACGCCAATGTGAAGGATTCATTTCTTGATGAGTCATAAATGCAATACTTTGAGGCGTAACATCATTTTGCCGGAGTTGTGTTAATAAATCATCATTTTTCAAATTAATATAAATGGAACGTAATTTGTCTAAATACAATTGCGCAAAAGCAGGATTTTCCCATTTTTTCACGATTTTACGTGTATTTGCTTCTTTTATAGAATAATTGTATACCCCCTTTTCAAGATTGATAGACATAGTATCATCTTGAAGAATGGTAGCGAATTTTTTACGTATATTTTCGCGAAAGCTATCAGGATTCGCAATTTTACGATTTATTTCTGAATTCATATTTGTAACGTTGGTTGTATATCTATACTATATTGTATTTAATTCAATTTTTTGTTTGTTTTTATTATGGTTCATTGTAAAAATAAAAAATGTTGAACAAAGAATATAAAAAATATATACCATATACAATTATATGGAATCTATCACAAATCGGTGTGAATTTTATTGTTTATGTTACAAAAATCCGGTCAGGTATAAGAATATGAAAGAACGTTTCACCAAAGTAGGATTGGACTTGAACATTTTTGAAGGTGTTGAAATTACAGACCCTAGAATAGATACCCAACCAATTGGTGAAGGAATCAAACGTCTTTGGTCGATTACATATGGTCACGTCGACATGTTGAAATTATTTTTAAAAACAGATAAAAAATATGGGTTTTTTTGCGAAGACGATATTTATCTGCACAAGGACTTTACAAATCATTTACCGAATATTATTTCTGAATTTGAAACTATGAATCTGGATTTTTTGTTATTAGGTCACATGACCAATTATGCGATTGAAGACTGGATGTCTGGATATGAATTGAAAATGCATTTTGAAAATCGTCCATATAAATATCACAATTATCCTGCAACCGAGCATGGTCATTGGGGTGCACATTTGTATATGGTAACCAGAAAACATGCCGAATTTTTGATAGAAAAATTTGGAAATGGATATGCTGACGAAACATTAGTAAATTCTTCATTGCCTCATTTTAGTCCGGATTGGACAATTACAAAGCAGGGAAACAGAGCATTGATGTATCCAATGATGGCAGTAGAAGACGCAATTGGAGATTATGGACATGGTGGTCAAACGGAATTTCATAAAAGTAGTACACGTTTGAATTATGACCCCGATTTTTTTATTTAGAACATATAAAAAATATATCAAAAAATGATACAAATAAAATGTTTTATATTATTGTATACAAAACATTATGGAAAAACGGGCAATTTGTATAATTGGATATACTCCTAATGAAATATGGTTAGAATTTCTCAACAATATAGATAAACAACACTATTATGATTTTTATTTCATAATAGACGTTGATTATGTTGATTACCATTCAATATATGGTTACAAATATCCCAACGTAAAAATTATTCGAATATCCCACGCCGAAACCGAAGAAAACAATTATATAAATTCGTCAAGTAGATTAGGATTTCCTAAAATTATTGCATGGGACAAAGCACTTTATTATTTCTGTAAATTGAACAACGAATATGATTACGTATGGTTTTTCGAAGATGATACATTCTTTTATGATATAAACGTAGTTGTATACATAGATAAAAAATATCCAGATAGTGATTTGTTAACAAAAGATTATGAAATCAATGAAAATGGAGAACATAATTATTGGTTTTGGTACGGAATCGATTTTATCATACCACCTCCATACTACAATGCAATGATTTGCGTATCGAGATTGTCAAGAGAACTATTACAAAAAATAGATGATTATATTTCCGAATCAAAAACAATGGTATTTATAGAAGCAATGATTCCTACAATAGCAAAACATCATAAATTAATATATGACCATCCGGAGGAAATGAATAATACAATACAATGGCGTTATGATTGGAATATTGCAAACATAACACCTGAAAATATATACCACCCAATAAAAAATATTGAAAATCATAAAATACTTCGGGAAGAAATTGGTTCTAAAATGAATCATTAAATTATTTCTAAATCTTTTAATTTCCAATATTCACATCCTCCGTTAGGTAAAGGACGTTTTATGATAAAAGGTATTTTTTTCTGTTCAAGTTCAGCTAATGCAATTAAATAACCATCTATTATATTTGATTCAACTGGTATAAACGGTTTTGAACCCGAATTTATTTGATGAGTTCTTTCACCTAAAATTCTGGTTTTTTCATATTTAGTTAAGAATGGCAAAGTTTTGTGTAATGGGTCTACAATTGTTCCATTTTCATTTCTAATAATTGTTGTCAAATTTTCAATTTCTTCATAATTATTAAATTGTAATTCGGGATGATAATCGCTTATGATATTTCTTTTTATGTTTTCATTAAATTTTTGTAAATAATTTTCGTCGTCATCTTCGTCATCTTCGTCGTCATCATCATTATCGTTATTGTCAATATTATAAGAGTTTTTTTCAATAGCATTTTCTGTATTTTCTGTTTCATATATATCATCTTCACTGTTCATAGATTCATTTTCATCGTCATTATCATAATCTTCGTCTTCGTCGCTATCATCATTTACCATATTTGTAGTTTTATTATTAATTTTAGAAGTTACTGGCAACTCTAATACATTTTCTGTATCTGAATCAATTTCCGAATCAATATCAGATGGATATTCGTATTTTTCGTCCATGTTATATAGTATATTCCAATATTTCTAAATGTATTAAAAATAAATACATTCAATTTTTTGTTTTTATTTTTCATATTCTTCATTTTCTTGATTTTCTGAAAATACTACAATTATTTGTTATCATCTGTTTTCCATGTATGGTCGCATTCCGAACAAATGTATAAATATTTCAAATTATCATCATCATACCGAATATAAATGACCTCGGGTAATTTATTGTCATGTTCCGTATTTGATTTACATCCAACATTTGGACATTTCACATTATAAATGCGCGGTAATGTAGGGTCTAATTTTGTATATTTATTAATAATATGATTGAATTTTTGTTCACCCTTTTTTAATTGAGTATTCAAAACACATACACCTTCGTCGGTAATAGTTTCATCTTTGTTACCACAATTACGACAATAGTAAATTAATTTATTAGTATCATTTTCGTTAATACTAATATATAACATATTGGAACAGTTATTGCAGAATTTCATTGTATTGTATATATTAAAACTATTATTTTAATTCATTTATTCAATCAATTTTTTGTTATATAATAATGAATACATGATATTGAAATCTAAATATCCTAAAATCTATAATATTTCATACAAAAATACAAAAAATTGAATTGAAAAATTAATATAAAAATATCTATATAATTATTATAACAAGTGAATGACGACGAACAATCGTCAAATAAATATAGAATCGCAAACAGAAAATGATATGCAAAAGTCACATTCTAATAAAATGCAATCTAAAACTTCGAAAAAACTAAATGATTATTTGATAAAACACATTGCAAAGAACAGCGGTTTGCCTTATACAAATACACGAATGCCGGATAATGATTGTGGAATTTATGGCGGTTCGTATCATATAAGTGATGAAGAATATCCCGACTTCTTACGTTTATATGCAAATGAAATATTGACAAAAAACAATGAAGAATATTTGACCGAAAAACAATTGGATTCAAATGGTCCAATTTTGATAGATATTGACTTACACTTTGATTATGCTGTGGATAAACGATTGTATGATATATCACATATAGAAGATGGAATTGACATATATTTAGCCGAATTAAAAACTATATATCAATTTGATGAAAACACGAAGTTCAATGTATATGTGATGCAAAAGAATGATGTAAATCGTGTGGTTGACAAAAATATTACAAAAGATGGTATTCACATCATTATTGGTTTGCAAGCTGACCGAATTACTCAAATATTATTAAGAAAAAAAGTGCTTCCAAAAATTGCAGAAGCATGGTCAGATTTTCCGATTGTAAATACTTGGGATGGTGTATTAGATGAGGGTGTTAGTAAGGCAGATTCACCTTGGCAATTATATGGTTCACGTAAGCCACATCACGATGTTTACAAATTAACATATATTTATGAAATTACATATGATACTGATGATGGTGAATTTATTCGAACCAATATTCATTTAGATAACTTTAATGTTATTGAAAATATTGAAAAATTGTCAGCCAGATATACTGGTCATCCTAGTTTATTTCATACTAGTGAATTTATAAAAACAAAAGAATCGAATGGAACTCTACAAACCAATGCAAGACAAACAAGACAAAAACGTAGTGCAATGAATAATTATTCTGATGTAAATGCATATATTTTGAAAATAAAAAATCGCGATGAGTTAAAAGATGCTGTTGATGAATTTTTGGATTCAATACAATCATTTGATTATGAATTGAGGGAAGCACATGATTATACAATGACATTACCAGAATCTTATTATGGTAATGGTTCATTTCTAAAATGGATACGTGTTGGTTGGGCATTACGTAATATTCATGATAGTTTATTGATAGTTTGGGTCGCATTCAGCGCATTGGCTGAAAATTTTGATTTCAATAATATATCCGATTTATATGATAGATGGCAAAATATGGATTTAAAAAATCCATATGGATTGACAAAACGTTCAATTATGCATTGGTCTCGGGAAGATGCTTTGGAAAAATTCAAAAAAGTAAGAGAAACAAGTATTGATTTCTATATTGACCAAACAATCAAAACAATCACTTTGGACAAGATTGGCAGTGACAAGAACTCTCGCGGATGTGGCGATTTCGATATTGCAGGTGTATTGTATCAATTGCATAAACATGATTATGTTTGTGTAAGTGTATCCAAAGGAGTTTGGTATCAGTTGAAGAAACATTGCTGGATTCAAAACGATTCTGGTACTACATTACGTCATTCAATTTCAACAACATTGCGTAATTTGTATTGGAAAAGAGCTCAGAGTTTAATGAATCAAGCAAGTTCATTGAACCCACCCGATGAAGCAAAATCCAAACGTATGCAAGAAAATGCCAATAAAATATTGAATATCTGCACTAGATTGGGTAACACAAACGACAAGAACAATATTATGCGCGAATCTAGGGAATGGTTCTATGACCCAGATTTTCTACAACAATTGGATAGTAACCCATATTTACTATCATTCAATAATGGTGTCATTGATTTTGAAAGCAAAGTTTTCAGAAAAGGATATCCAGAAGACCATTTATCAAAATGTACAAAAATAGACTATGTTCCATTGGATAAAGAAAAACATAAACAAACCATGGATGAAATCAATGATTTTATGCACAAACTATTTCCAGACCCGCAATTATATAAATATATGTGGGAACATTTAGCATCTACATTGATAGGTACTTCATCCAATCAAACATTCAATATGTATGTCGGTGTTGGGGCAAATGGAAAATCAGTATTGACCGATTTGATGAAAGAATGTTTAGGTGATTACAAAGGCGATGTTCCTCTGTCTCTGATAACCGATAGACGAGGTAAGATTGGTGGTTTAGCACCAGAAATAGTAGCTTTGAAAGGCGTAAGATATGCTCTTATGCAAGAACCCCAAGAAGGAGACCAGATAAATGAAGGTGTATTAAAACAATTGACAAGTGGGTTTGACCCAATTACTGCCCGTGCGCCATATATGACTGAAATGGTAACGTTTATTCCGCAATTCAAATTATGTGTTTGTACAAACGTTTTGATGGAAATCAAAAGTCAAGACCATGGAACATGGAGAAGAATTCGCGTGGTAGATTTTGAATCGCTTTTTACAAATACTCCTGTCCAAGGCGACCCAGAAAAACCATATCAATTCTTGAAGGATGTCAAAATTAATGAGAAATTTCCAGTATGGCGCGAAGTATTTATGGCGATGTTAGTAGATATTGCATTTAAAACAGAAGGTTTGGTTCACGATTGCCCCAGAGTGTTATCCGCAAGTAATTCGTATAAGGAAAAGAATGACTATATTGCAGAATTCATTCGGGATAAGATGATAGTCGACCCAAATGGAAGTGTTTCAAAATCGGCAATTACAAATGAATTTACATTATGGTATAAATCGATTCATGGAAATACTGGTGCACCAAGTTCAAAGAAAGTACATACATATATGGATAAAAAATATGGAAATTATGATAAAAAACGTGCATGGGTTGGTATTCGTATTAATTTTGATAACGAAGTAATCAATTCCGGGTCCGATGAAGATAACGATGTTGATAATATTCATGAAAATGATTTATAGTTTGTAAAGATTTTATAGTAAAAATAATTTACAATAACAACATAAAAATATAGTATATTTTTATTATATTATGTGGAATATTTATGGAAAAAAATATGATTTAACAACATTTATAAAAATCCATCCCGGTGGAAGTGAAATTTTAGTAAAAACAAAAGGACTCGAAGACTGTACTGCATTATTTGAATCTTATCATGCTTTTTCAAACATTGAATCAATACGAAAATCATTAGACAAATATGAAATACTTGAAAAAGATAGCGATATAAAAAATGAATACAATACCGATTTTACAACCTATCACAAATTAATTGAAAAAGTAAAAACTGTATATCCAGATAGAGAATCTATCAAAGCATCTACTTCTTGGTATGCGTGGAATATATCATCTATTTTACTATATATCTATGTTATTACACTTATCAATTTTATTGATTATACCTTTTTGAGATGTTTTTTTTCTGTAATAGCATCGTCGATTGAAGTATCCATTTTATTCAACTTATTACATGATGGTTCACATTATGCTATTTCGACAAATCCAAAAGTAAATAATTTTATTTCCAAAATAGCAAATAGTTGGGTTCTATGGAATCATTCAATCTGGTTTTATCATCATATATATTATCATCATTCATTTACGGGTGGTAATAATGACATAGATAAAGATTTGTATTCTATAAATTTATTTGATTTGAACAAATATAGACAACTGGAAATACAAACAAATATAATATCTACATTGATACCAGGACAATTGTTTTTTCAAATTATATGGTACGTTTTTAGTTCATTCAAAAACCGACTAATTTTGAATAGAACAGATCATTTCAAAATACCAAATACTAATCATTATGACATAGATTCATTAGTAATCATGTTTTGTAAAATATATCTTTTGTATAATATGGGAATAATACCCTCTTTGTTTTATATGATAACGGGAAATACATTATATTATTTGAATGTAATAGCTGACCATGATTTATATGAAACTCATGAGAAATATTATGATGGTTCCGATTGGGCAAAACGACAAATATGTAATTCCGGAAATTTTATGAACGGAAATCGAATATGGACAATGGCATTTTCTGGAATAAATCATCAAATAGAACATCATTTATTTCCAAATATTTGCGGACATAATTACACGTACATAGCGCCGATTGTTGAAGAATTTTGTAAGGAAAATAATTTACCCTATGTGCACCATCCTACTCTGATAAGTGCATATAATTCATTCATGAAAAAAATAAAAACTTCGTAATATACAAATAAAATTTATATAAAGATTATTTTATTATCATATTATAATAATAGTTATAATATGATTGATTTACGCAGTGATACAGTAACCCAACCAAGTTATGAGATGAGAAAATCTACATTAGATTGTTTAGTGGGAGATGATGTTTATGGAGAAGATCAAACTATTCATTTATTGCAAAAAAGAGCCGCCAAAATGTTTAATAAAGAGGATGCTTTATTTTTTCCTTCTGGAACTATGAGTAATTTGACTGCAATATTAAGTTGGTCATCAAAACGCGGTTCTGAAATAATAGTTGGAGATAAAAGTCATATTTTTTTGTATGAACAATCTGGCGCATCACAATTTGGTGGCATTTCATTACGAACTCTTCCAAACTTACCTGATGGTACAATGGATATAGAAAATATCAACATCAGTATTCGAGATAACGATATTCATGAACCAACTACATCACTTATATGCATTGAAAATACACATAATGCATGCGGTGGACAAGTATTGCCAATAAAATTTTTACAAGATTTAAAAACATTATCTTTGGATAAAAATATTCCAATTCATTTAGATGGTGCGAGAATATGGAATGCATTAACCTATATGAATGAGTCACCCTATAAAATTGGTGAATTGGTCGATTCTTTGACGGTTTGTTTATCCAAAGGACTTGGTGCACCCATTGGTTCTCTATTGATTGGAACAAAAGAATTTATTGAAAAAGCAAAACGTATCAGAAAAGCTCTTGGTGGAGGTATGCGACAAGTTGGTATATTAGGCGCAATGGGATTAGTCGCATTAGATAATTTTGACGATGGAATTATTTTAAATGACCATATTCGAAGTAAAAAAATAGCAGATATTATTGGGTTATTACATTCTTTTCAAGTGAAATATCCGGTAGTAACTAATATTATTTTTATTGATATTCTATCCTATGATAAATCGTGGAAAAAAGAAGAAATATCAACTAATGTCGCCTTACTTTTCAAAGATAAAGGTATACGAGTTAGTGCTTGGTCACCGGAAGTAATACGTTTAGTAATACATAAAGATGTAAATGATACTGACATTGATTATATAATAAAAAGTATTACAGAAATATCTCATTTATTATCTACTATGTAAAAATGTAATATATAATATTTTTCAATATATTATATATTTTTCGTGAATATTATTTATCTGTAAATGTGAATCCATAATAGTTTCCTAAATCAAATGGTACTCCATTTATTAGAGCATATACATAATACAAAGCAAAATATACAAAAAATTCTATAATTTCAATGATAAAAGGATAAATTGCTAATAGAATCGTAATGAAAATTTTGAAATAAATGCTCATATTATTTTTGAAAAAGAACAAATATATGCCTAAAATTAAAATTAAAAAGTAAAATAGTATAATTAAAAAAAAGTTGAAATTTTGTTGTCTGTAAAACTGTTGTTGTTTATAAAAAACTTGCGTATCGTCGGCACTATAATTATTTTGATTTTTTTGTATTTGACTTTCGAGTAATTTATTTTCATTGATTACATCACCTAGTTCTTTTGTAGTAATGCCTTCTATGATACTCATTCCTTCTATATTATTTATATTATTAAAATTTTCCAAATTATTATTTTTTTCTGCGAGAAGTTTTATAAATCCAGGTTCGCTTTCGGTACCGTTCAATTGTTGTTTGTAAAAGTCTTTCTCCTTAGATATCTCATCAACTTTATTTTGATTTAACATCATTTGGCTTACCTTTTTTTCCAACTTTTTATATTCATCATACAAATTACTACATTCTTTATTTAAATCATTGTAATCACGCTCACGCGATTTAATTTTCTTGTCCATATTTTCTATTATATTTCTTAATGTATTACGTTCATTCCCAGGCAATAAATTCGTTATATTTTTAATTTGTTCAATTTGGTATCTATCCAGTGAAGTCATATTAATTATCTAAAATATCACTATATTATATTTTTGCATAATTATCAAATTCGGATGGTTCAAATGGTTTTGCCGTTCCGTTTACAATCAAACAATTATTACACCCAAATGATTCTGAAATATTTGCAAAAGATGCTACGTTTCCGGTTACACATTTTCCCGAATTCAAATCCCAATGAGTTCCATTCAAAGAACAACATGCTGCACCGACGCATGTGTTACCCATATCTGCATTTGATATTCCACTTAAATTTCCAGAATTGACATCTTTCATACGTTGTTTTGCCAATTCACTTGCACTAATTATATTGAGACTTTGAGTATTTATTTTATCAAAATCCATTTTATCTCTACTGTATATAATACCTAAATTATAAATAATGAATATAATAATGAATGAAAACAGTAATATTGTAGCCATATCAATAAAAACATTCGGAATAATTGGGAAAAAATAATGTATAACTACTAATGCCAAATATATTAATAACGCGATTACTATAATAGTTGCCATGTAATTATAATATACATATCGTTTACGATAACTTTCATTTAAATCTTGTTGTCTATTTTGACTAAATGTTGCGTTATCGATTAATTTTTTTTTTGCATCTAATCTTTCCTTTTCTAATTTTAGTACATAATCAAGTTTTTCTACATCCGTATTATTTATTGCAGACGACATTTATATATATAATAAATAATATATTATATATTTTGAGTTTATTTTTTTGAACCTATCAAAAAAAATGCACATATTATCATTGTTGCTGCTGCGATAGTTGACGCTATTCTCAAATTATTTTCGCTGGTTATTAGTATTTCATTATCTTTTTTAATTTGTTCAGAAATTAAAAGATTTTCATCAGAAAAAAGTAATGTATTGCCATTGAAATCATATTTTTGGTCATTTGACAAGGTTTGTTGTAATTTTGTATATGTATCTAGATTACCATTCAAATTATTGTTTGAATCAAAATAAGTATATCCTTCTACTAAACTAAAATTCTCTTTGATATGCGAAAAATCGGAATAAATTAATGAGGATGATTGTTCAAATAATTGACTATTCATTTATATACATATTTCATATTTTATTTCATTAATCTTGAATAACCTTGAAAAATGAAAAATATAATAAACATGTACCTAATACAGTTAACATAATATTTGCATATACATTTGCATCGATTTCTTTTTGTTGTGTATTTTTAATAACATCTCTATTTTTATATAAAATATTTAATCTTTTATCTAATTCAACTCTTCTTTTGTCAATTTCATCATTATATGTATCATTGAATATAATTTTATTATTATTACTTGTAAAAAATGTATAATTACTCATATTAAAATGTATATAATTTATTTATATAAAAAATAAAACAATGTTAATACTCCTAAACTACCTATCGCTAAATTATACGATTTTAATAATTCACGATTATAATCCACATTTATATCAATATTTCGTATGTCAGCGCCGTCGTGATTTGTTTGTAATTCGCTAATTTTCATGGCATTTTTACGGTTTATACAAAGTTCTCTATCATAACATGCTGCTAAAATATTATTATCACTGAATCCTGTGTAATTTCTACAATCAATATTTTTATCTGTTACATTTGCATCTATTATAGTATCACATGTTGTATTATCCAGCGTTGAATCCTTATTTATTTTTAGAACACTATTGAAATCCGCATCAACAAGTGAAGGAGCACTATAATAATAAAAATCATTTGGATTATATGCAACTGTTAAATTTTTTATTTCTGACATAACTATATTATATTCATTAGATAAATCATTCATTAGATAAATCACTAAACACATATACGATAATATTTATATGAAAGAGCAGTAGCACTTCCTCGTTGCATTTCACATACTTGGCCTGGTCTTAAACATAATGCTAATGCCAATGGATCAAATCGGTCAATTTCTGGCAATTGTGTTAATGATTTCAAATTGTATTTTTTCATTAATTCATCAGTTTTATTTTCTTCTAAAACAACTACTTGGGGATTCAAAGTGTGTTCTAAAATATTGAATTGTAATCGTGCAATATTATGTATTACTACGAAAATACCATCATGGTCATACAAATATTTTAGTTTTGCAGTAATTGAATCATTTGGTTCGTCATCAATAATAATAATAATGGTATCTGATTTTTGTAAAACATTTTCTATGTACATTAAATCTTCGATAATATCGTCTAAATCTTTTGCCCGGACTTTTGATGAAATTAAATATTTAACATACACTTTTTTTTGATTATTTTTATGGGTTACTAATAAATCCAACTGCGAATTCACATACATAGCATCTATTTCATTAATACTAAATCCAGTATAATCTTCGACTAAATAATCTTGATAATCAAGCAAATCTAATATTGTTTTACGAGATTTATAAATACTTAAAATACGATTACTTGATGCAGATGACATTATATATATTAGTAATTTGTTTTTTAATTTATTTTTAATAATCAATTTTTTACATATTATAGCTAAACTATGTAAATAATTACTATCATTTGATAATAATTATTTTTTTCAAATACACGTTTATTTAAATAGCACTAACACACATTGAATATAGTAAACGATTTTGGAAATAGAAAATTACGTATGCCAATGAACCAATCAACATTTGAACGTAGAAATCAATTCCTTTACGTTTAGAAATACCAATATATAAAGTCAATGCAAGGGCAATAACTAAAAATACAAATCCTAAAACGGATAAAATGTAAAACCATAAACAGTATTTTTTGTTTAAAGGTCCGAAAAGAGCATCTAATGTTTTGTTTTCCATTGATTATAAAGTAATATAAGAAATTTTTTCCTAGACCGAAGATTCCTAAATTTCTTAAATAAACTATTATTAAAAACTAATAAACAAAATATAATAGTAATTTATATTATAGTTTCATGGAAAATTCTACATTATGGAAAATAATAAATCGTCAATTTGAAGACAATCCACAATCTTTAGTAACACATCACATAGAATCTTACAATGATTTTTTCCAGAATGGAATATATCAAATTTTCAAAGAGAAGAATCCTGTGGTAATTTCTTCTAAATATGATAAAACAATTGACGATTACTACCACCAATGTATCATGTATTTTGGTGGAAAAGATGGGTCTAAAATCTATTTTGGAAAACCAGTAATATATGACGACCATAATTCACATTATATGTTTCCAAATGAAGCTCGTATTCGAAATATGAATTATGGTATGACTATTCATTACGATGTTGAAATTGAGTTTGTACGCATTTTGAAACCAGGCGAAGAACCTACAATGGTAGGTATAAACGAAATCACCAAGAATTCAAAAGGCGGAGAAGTTCAATTCGATGATTATGAATATATTGCAGAGAACAATGAATATAAACAACAAAATGCCGGTAATTTTAAAGAAACTATTTCTGAAAATATGGAGGAAATTAAAAAACATTTAGATAACTTTCAAAATGATTTACAATCAGGTGGTGCAAAAAAAACAGATGCTGCTAAAAAACAAAATGCGGATAGAGTTAAAATGACGCCCAATCTTGCCGCGATGGTTCGCGAAATGACCGAAGAATCGGTTGTTGCGCAAAATGTTCAAAGACATACCATCACATTGGAGAAAATTTATTTAGGTAAATTTCCCATCATGTTACAGTCTCAATTTTGTGTATTGAATGGGTTAGACCGTGAAATACGATATTCTATGGGCGAATGTAAGAATGATATTGGTGGTTATTTTATCATTGATGGAAAAGAAAAAACCGTTATACCACAAGAAAAGTTTGCAGACAATATGTTGTATATTCGCGATGTAAATGATGAAAAATATTTATATTCCGCTGAAATACGTTCTGTATCTGAAAATGTGTCTAAACCAATTCGAACTTTATCTGTTAAAATGGAAACTCCATCCGCACGTTATTCTAACAAGAACATTGTTGTCAATATTCCGAATGTGCGTAAACCAATACCATTATTTATTGTATTCCGGGCTCTTGGTATCATTAGTGATAAAGATATTATTACAACGTGTTTACTTGATTTAGACAAATATGAACCTATGGTTGATTTGTTTATACCCTCTGTTCACGATTCAGCTGGAATTAATAATCAACAAACCGCTCTTAAATATATTGCATCATTTACTAAAATAAACACAGTTACTTATGTTCTTGAAATATTATCGGATTATTTTTTACCACACATTGGAGAACTGAATTATATACAAAAGGCCTATTACCTTGGATATATTGTATTTCGATTATTGTCAGTGTATACTGGTTTAGAACAACCAACTGACCGTGATAATTTCAAATACAAACGCGTGGAATTGGTAGGTTCTCTAATATACGATTTATTTCGTGAATATTATAACTTGCAACAAAAACAAATTCATTTAGAATTTGAAAAGAAGCTCTATTATAACAAAAAACAATATGAAGAAAATTTGGAAGGTCTTATTCAAGATAGTTATCGTGAAGTGTTTAAAGACCGTATTGTAGAATCCGGATTCAATAAAGCATTCAAAGGAAATTGGGGCGCACAAACTCATACAAAACGTATTGGTATTGTACAAGATTTGAATCGTCTTTCATTCAATACTATGTTGAGTCATTTACGTAAAACCAATTTACCATTGGATTCTGGGGTGAAACTAATCGGTCCCAGAGTTTTGCATACATCCCAATGGGGATATTTTGACCCAATTGATACCCCGGATGGTGGAAATATTGGGTTACATAAACATTTGGCAATTTCCACATACATTTCACGAGGTATGTCACGAGAGCCTATGATACAATGGTTACGTGAAAAAACGGGCATGAAATTAGTAGAAGAATGTTCTCCACAAATCTTATCCAATATGACAAGAGTCATGGTAAATGGTTTATGGGCCGGTTCTATCAATGAACCATTGGCCGCTATTAAAATGATTAAGTTATTTAGAAGAAATGCATTGTTACCAATTCATTTGAGTGCTACTTTCAATATTAAACAGAATACTATTTATATTTATACAGATGCAGGACGTATATGCAGACCAATTTTTTATGTAGATGATGAAAGTGGAAAATTATCATTTGATTCCAAAGAAATTATGGGAAAAATAAAGAGTGGCGAATTTACATGGAAAGAATTAATTGCCGGGTTCAATGAAAAACGTACTACCGATTTCAATCCAAATGTTCCTAAAATATATGAATTATTTCAATTATATAAGGGCGTTGAAAGTGAAACCAATCCTGCTAAATTAGAACGTTTCCTAAAAGAAAAGGCGATTATTGATTATATTGATCCAAGTGAAAGTGAAGATGCATTTATTGCATTTACAAATGAATCAATGGAGAACATCAATAAAAATAAAAATACTCATATGGAAATCCACGATTCTTTGTGTTACGGTATGATGGGTAACCAAATCATATTCCCGGAGAACAACCCTCCAACCCGTAATTCATTTTCATGTGGTCAAAGTAAACAAGCAGTTTCACTATATCATACAAATTTTCAAAATCGTATGGATAAAAGTGCAGTTGTTCTCAACTCTGGTCAAATTCCTATTGTTAAATCACGATATATGGAACATATTAATCATGAAGAGAACCCTTATGGTGAAAACGCAATTGTTGCTATTATGTGTTATACTGGATACAATGTAGAAGATGCCATTTTAATCAACGAAGGTTCTCTAAAACGTGGGTTATTTAGAACAACTTATTATAGTACATATGAAGCTCATGAAGAAAGTTCGAAAAATGCAAACACTGTTGTTGATAAACGGTTTACCAATATTGAAAATGAACCATTTGTTGTAGGAACAAAACCAGGATGCGATTACAGCAAATTGGACAAGAATGGTATTATATTAGAAGGAACCGAAGTAAATGATAAGACGGTTCTCATCGGTTTAACAACCAATAGCATTGTGAAAAATGAAGTAAGAGTTGATTCTTCTAAAATGCCTAAAAAAGGACAGTTGGGTATTGTTGATAAAACCTATATTACCGAAGGTGAAGAAGGAGAACGTATTGCAAAAGTCCGTATTCGAGAAGAACGTATTCCAAATTTAGGTGACAAAATGGCATCGCGTTCTGGTCAAAAAGGAACTATTGGAATGGTTATACCAGAGTGTGACATGCCATTCACAAAAGATGGTATCCGTCCGGATTTAATTATTAATCCTCATGCCATCCCTACTCGTATGACAATTGGACAATTAGTAGAATGTATTATAGGTAAAGCCGCTGTAATGTATGGTGGATTTAGTGATTGTACTGCTTTTAATAATAAAGGTTCCAAAATCGGTATTTTTGGAGAACAATTATCCAAAGTGGGATACCATTCAAGTGGAAATGAACTTTTATACAATGGTATGACAGGCGAACAATTAGAAACCGAAATTTTCATAGGCCCAACTTATTATATGCGTTTGAAACACATGGTAAAGGATAAAATCAATTATCGTGCAACTGGTCCAAGAACGGCTTTGACAAAACAACCGGTTAGTGGAAGAGCAAATGATGGTGGATTACGTATTGGTGAAATGGAACGTGATGTGTTGATTTCCCATGGTATTTCAAGTTTCTTACGCGAATCTATGATGGAACGTGGTGATAAATATCATATTGCAGTTTGTAATAAAACAGGTATGTTGGCTATTTACAATCCATCGAAAAATCTGTTTATGAGTCCAATGGCGGATGGTCCTATTCAATTCACCGGGTCATTGGATGGAAAAGATATGCGTATTGAGAACGTTACTAAATTTGGACGTGATTTTAGCGTAGTTTCGGTGCCATATTCATTAAAGTTATTGTTGCAAGAATTGCAAACCGCTAATGTTCAAATGCGTATTATAACCGATGATAATATTCAACAATTGGAGAACATGTCGTTCTCCAAAAATATAAAGAAATTATTACATGATGACGCCGCTACACCTGAAACAGTTATTACAGATATTAAAATGAAACTTCGAGCAACAGAAGTACCTGGAAGAACTCCCGAATCACCCGCATTCAACCCAATTTCACCAGATTATCCACCTACATCACCTGCATACAATCCACAATCGCCAGATTATCCACCTACATCACCTGCATACAATCCACAATCGCCAGATTATCCACCTACATCCCCTGCATATAATCCAGAATCACCACAATATCCACAAACATCCCCTGCTTATAATCCGGATTCACCGCCATATAATCCGGTTTTCGACCCAGATTCACCTCCTTTTGCACCCGATTTCATTCCAGAATTCAATCCAACAACTCCGGACGAACCACCACCAGCAAGTGGCGGAGGTGATGAATATTATGTAGGAGAACAGGTATATTTACGTGGTGGTAAAAAAGCAAATCGTCCATGGAATGTGAGAAACATTGGAAGTAAATTCATTACTATTAGCACAGATGATATGGATGGTATAGATAATTTGGATGATAGTATACAAGTAGTTACACCAAACGAAATATATCGACCAAGTGAAGTTGTTCACGGTAATCAATTACCAGCACAATTCAACCATGTAAATCCATTTGAATATCAACCACAACCGCAACCAGAGCCATCTAAAATGAATTTCACACCGGTTATTAACATAGTCACTGGTAATGATAATAAAATAGATGGAATTCCGGCGGCTACTACTGAACCTATGAATCATTTTGTTGAATCATATCCAGTTTCGATAGATGGTGGTAAATCTGTACAACATAATGAAAGCCATAATGTACAAAGCGTTGAAAAAAATCAACAATCTGATAATAATCCAATTGATTTTACAAAAGGGTTATTGATTAAAAAGATTTAGACTTTTTTACTGTGGTTGTATAGAGATATAAAACATCAGAATTTGAGAACTTTTGTAATGTTCTGAAATTCTTTTAGACTTATTAGAATTTTTTATTTTTTTGTTCTACAATATTTGCGGTTTGAATGAGAAAAAATACAATTCTTTCTTTTTATTTCTTTCTTTGTTTTATTTAGTCTTTTATTTTTTTTGTTTTTTTTTTT